TTACTACTCATATAAATGAAGAATGCGTCATTATAAGTATTAGAAAATTCAAACACACGTGCTCCGGAAGTTCCCATATAATAATACCACATAGAAATTGAGAAACCATTGCCTGAAAATTTCAATGGAGGTAATGAAATATAAGAGGTTGGTGCTGTGAATACAGCACCACTACCAACTGTATTATTAGTAGATGAATATAATAATGTACCTGTTATTATAGCATCATTTATACCACTCCCTGATGCATAATCTAATGCATCTTTATCGAACAAGTAGTAATTTGTTGGACCATAAATTAGGTTGACATTTATGTTTCTTAGTTTATTTCTTACACTATGAAATGTGCTAAATGTGGAGAATGCCATGATATATGATAAAGGTATATATTAATCTAAATTTAAACAAACATTAATCTAATTTTCTTTTTTATTTGATCTTTATTTTCAAAGAGTAATAGTTTGAAAACATGTTTTGATAAATCATCCACATCCACTGAAGATTTCGTGACACGCGAAACAATGTTTAATTTGTCTAAAAATACCATATAAGAGAATAGGTGATCATCTGATTCTGTTTTATTAAACACATACCCCTCATGATAGTCATCGATATTGTGAGTACATGAATGAATGATAAGACATTCATTTTGAACTTTACGGATAGATTTCATTGATTTATTTATATAATCTAATTTTTTCATCCATTTTACCAAGAAAAGGTCAGCATTCGAAGATATTGAAGACATTTGTTTAACTATGATTATATGATTTAATAAATCAACCAATCGACGAATAGGGGAAGTGAAATGAATATACGGATTTTCGACATTTTCTATTATTTTATCATATTCAACATAGGATCCAGAGGAGTTATTCCAATGTTGAATAAAGTTTTGTATTTTATTATCGGTATTATAATGAACTTTATTTGGAGAGTTTAATGTCTTGAATATACCTATTTTATTTAAAATCATATAATTTGCACAAAATGTATTAGTATGAATCATCCAAAATGTCACGACATCATGACTATTTTCGACGGTATTGTCAATTTTCTTGGTAAAATCAAATAATGAATTATAATTATCATTTTTTAACATACTTTGTTCTTCATAAACGAAATTTTTATTAATATGGACGATATCTTTTTTCATAATTGTTTTATCTGATAATGGATTACCAAGAAAGTCAAAATAATATTCTAGGACAAAAACATGTCTATTTTCCTTTTCTTTGAGACTACATAATTCAGACAATAAAGAAGGTAACATGGTAAGACGTTTGTTGGGTAAATAAATGGTTGAAACCCTATCACTGAATGCATCCCATAAGTCCATTAATTCTATGACAGTAACGACATCGGGTAAATAAACTTTGATGCAATAATTTTCTTCATTTTTATTGAAAGAGAAGGCATCATCAAAATCGACGGTATTTTTTGGATCAATCGAAAAAATAAAGTCTTCGTTTTGTGACTGAATCTTGGGTGTATTTTTGGGAAGTTTTAATTTATTTTTAATTTCTTGAGTCATTTTTTTTATACTTGTATGTAAAAATCTTGAATATAATTGATATTCATAAAAAGAATCTGAATTATCTACATCACCTATATTTTCGATGATGATACCAATAGGATGTGTATTTGAGTCCCATTCATCAAACCGAAATAGTATAAATCGATTTTTCATTTTCTTGGTAAATCCAATATTTATATCATAAGGTACCAAGAAATTCGGAAGATATTTGTCATCTGGTACACATTTATATAATAATCTTTTTTTATTTTTAGTTCTTCCAAATGTTTTATTATCTTCTAATATTAATATTCCCGTCATGTATTGGCACGTTCGTGTTGGTGATACAAGATTAGTAATTTGTCGAGATTCTTGGTCAAATAAAAAAGAGTCTTGATTGAATAGTTTAGATTCTATTGGATTAATTACATTTGCTTTAACATTATCAAACGAGTAAGAATTATACAAACGATCATTGACAGTTATAATTGTTAACATCAATATATATTAATGATTAAGGTTTATATCAAAATCACGTATTAAATTTTATTGGATGAAACGTTCCTTTAACATCTTCCATTTTGTTGAATTTTGGTTTATCATTTTCGTAGATCATATATTTGAGAAAATTCTGGTCTTCGTCTATGAAATACAAAATAGGAGTATGACATTTTACATTGGATGCTTGTCTAAGATAGGATTTTTCCATTTTTTGATGAGGTTCGTCCAAGTCTACTTGAATGACTTTGAAATACATACTTACTTGATAATCCAAATTATTTGTATTATCAAATGACAATTGTATTGTTCCTTTGTTATTAAAGTCGATACAATTTATATAATCGGTTTCAATACTATGAACAATATACAATTTGGATTTATTTATCACATTTATAGAAATAACATTGCCAATAGATAGTTTCTTAATAGTTTGACAATTGTCTCTCGATAATTCGAAATAGTCTTCAAATCGACGAAATAAATGGTAATTCTTTGTGAATAAATGATAAATTTGATTACAATCATAGTTGTAGATGTTTTTACCGTGTATCCAATTTAAATTCGTGAAACGTGTAATTTGACGAGAAGATGAACCAATGAATATAGCATTATGAATAATATCAATGTCTTCATTCAATATTAAATTAATAACTGCAATTTTTAAGAAGTCTGTGAAGATATAATCAATAACATCGGTCGGCAAATAATTCTTTAACTTGAGTAAGTCCAATTTAATTTTATTTTTCATTTCAACCAAAATATTTAAATAATGAAGAATTTAATATTTCAAAAAGAGCAAGGTAATTTGCAATTTTATGTAAAAAAACAAAAATTTAAAAAAAATTTAAAAAAATTTAAAAAAACATTGAAAAATTTAAAAAAAATTTAAAAAAATTAAAAAAAATTTGAAAAAAATTAAAAAAAATTTGAAAAAAATTTAAAAAAAATTTAAAAAAAATTTAGAAAAAATTTAAAAAAATTTGAAAAAAATTTAAAAAAAATTTAAAAAAAATTTAGAAAAAATTTAAAAAAAAATTGAAAAAAAATTAAAAAAAATTTAAAAAAAATTTAAAAAAAATTTAAAAAAATTTAAAAAAAATTTAAAAAAAATTTAAAAAAAATTTAAAAAAAATTTAAAAAAAATTTAAAAAAAATTTAAAAAAAATTTATTCTTTATAATTAAATTGATAAAATAGAATTGACACGATTACTGAGAAAAATTTAAAAAAATTTAAAAAAATTTAAAAAAAATTAGATTGTATACTGAATTTGGTTATACATTTAAAAAAAATTCCTTACATCCCGCTCTTTTTTCTATTATATTGATCAATTTCTTAAATCGTTGTGGTGATGATTCTTCATATTTGTTACGAAGTGACTGTATAATTTGTTTTATATCAACAAAATGTGATTTACCTTTTCTGTCTATAAATCCTATCTTTTGAGGGGTTTTAAGGAGTATATTACAAAAAAATGAATCCTGAATATTTGTTTCAATCTCTTTTTCCGTGTATTTCGATATTAAAATATCATTCTCATGTACTATATATAATTCTAATAATAAAGTTAGTGCATAGGTAGCCCTACCAACTCGACTTTTAAATTTATCATAATCATTCGATTTTTTTGTTTTCTGAGATGAAAATAATATAGTTATATTAGTTTTCAATTCCAACCAAAGAGACCGAACTCTATAACCATCTATCATGATAGAATCTGATGTATGGTGATAAGTGAATTCTTTGATAAATTCTGTAAAATCTTCTTCTTCAATTGAATCGTCATACCATTCAGAATTTTTCATCCATTTATAAAATGATTCATTATTTTTTTCATCGTGATAAAAGAAATTGAATATGAATTCTAATGCATGGTCTTCTATAGTATTATCAAAGTCAGATACTGTCAAATTTACACGTATTCTATCACCCTCTTCTATCTTAATATCAACCTTTTCAAAATCATTCCCAAGATTCATTCTTAATTCATTCATCTGCGGCTTAATATATAGTAAAAAATCTTGTACGATTTTACCTTCAGTTTCTAGGTCATACAATTCTTTATTCATTTGTACATTAACCATAACATCAATATCTGCGGTCGAGTTTACTAAAGATTCCATACTTATCAAATTGTGGTAAGTTTCATGGGCATTATAAATTTCATGGGCACTTCCTCCAAAAATGACATACGGGTTTTTATCCAATTTAATTATATTTTTATCATCTTTATATGAAAATTCATCCCATTTAATTTTTTGAATAGTTTCTAACAAATGCATAGAATGAGGATGTATTCTTTCAATCCATAATTTCCTTTTACCTGATACAATTTCATCTGTACGAGGAAATTTATATGCGGAATTTCCTCCTCCCCTTATGTTTTTAGATTTCAACTTTTTATGTTTTCTAGTTCTCATATTCAATCTCTTTTTATAAAGGCGCTTACTTTTCTTTACCATTGATTTATATACATTTATATAATATTGTCGATAAATATTATTATCTTTCTTGTATATATATCATTTTTATAATGACGGAGCGAGCTGAAAAAAAGAATTGCCAAAAACAAATGTGTAAAATGAAAGTCTATGATAGTAAAGGATTTAGAAACAAATCTCTTAAGATACTAAAAGAATTAGGTGGTGTAAGTAAAGGACAAAAAAAACCCGAATTTAAGAGTTTCATCCATTGTAAACCAGAAGATGACGAATATTTAACTCACGATGAATGTTTAAAATTAACTACACCCAATAAAATTCGTCATAAATCACCTCTACATTATCGTGAGAGAACAACCTCAAGTCGTTATAAAAAAATTACACCACCACATTACGTTCCTCAATATAACTTTTCAGTTATGCCGACGTATGGTATTAAAATAAATAAAAAAATACATGATAATAAAGAACATGATAGACGGGCTAAAAAATATAACGAGGAACAAGAAAAATTAGGTAATTATAGTCGGAGTTATAGAGCACCGTTTGATGGTTTAGGTGGGAAAAAAAGAAATAAAACTAGTAAACGATATAAGAAAAGAGCCCGATATTAATGATGCATAGCAAAAGCATTATGTGTATCTTCAGAGACGGGTTTAAATGTTGAATCAATATAATGAGAAGAATCATTACTTTCCAAAGGTGCCATTTTTGATACCATATCTTCTTCCAATGTTATTACTCTTGGTTCATTCATTTTTCTCATTTCATCATCACGTTTTACTTCCGTAGGTGTGTATTGGATATTTTGTGAATATATAATAGATCTAGATGACCTCCTCAATAATTCATAAATAACAAACATGAATAAAATAGCTAAATAGGGATTAGAATATAAGAATAATCCTATTGATAACATTAAAAGACATATCATTCCTAAAGATGATTCCAATATCATTGTAAAAAAATGTGGTATTTTCAATGGCAATACCAGGAAAATGATAAGAACTATAGCAAATATAATCTCGGAAACTTTTTTTATTTTCAATAATTTCATTTTATATTATATTATAATATGATATAAAATTGAAATCAAAATAGAGATTATAAACATAATTAAACAGAAATCAAAATATGAATAATTATTATAAATCAGTCAACAAATCAACTAGCAAAAAAGCAGAAATTGCTATTGCCGTTGTATTTCCAAAAGCGTGTAAAACTTATCTTGGACAAAAAGGATATACCATTTTAAAAGATGAATTAACACAACAACAACTATCATTGTTAAAAGAAAAATTAATCGCTAGACCAATGGTAATGGGTTCTATTGGAAATGGTCCACCAAAAGTATTTTCTATTTATCGTGAATCTACTAAGAAAATATATGTACCTCGTTATTTTGGAGAAGAATTTTTTGGAAAAGTATCAGAAGTTACATTACCTGACGGTGATTCAATTGATGTACCATTTTTAGGTTCATTAAGAGATATTCAAAAACCTGCTGTCAAAGCATATATGGATTATGTTTCGACGGCAAATCATGCCTCAGGTTTACTTGAACTTCCTTGTGCATTCGGTAAAACCGTTCTAAGTTTGAATATTATATCACAATTAAAGGTGAAAACACTTATTATTGTTAATAAAGAGTTTCTATTAAATCAATGGATTGAACGTATTAATCAATTCTTACCTACGGCTAGAATAGGAAAAATACAAGGACAAATTATTGATATTGATAATAAAGATATTGTTATTGGTATGTTACAATCTCTTTCTATGAAAGATTATGATGCCACTATTTTCAGTAGTTTTGGATTAACTATATTGGATGAAGTACATCATATAAGTAGTGAAGTTTTTTCAAATTCACTTTTTAAAATTGTTACCAAATATATGCTTGGTTTAAGTGCTACTATGGAAAGAAAAGATGGAACGACGGATATTATTAAAATGTTTTTAGGTGAAGTTGTTTATAAGGGAATTAACAACGAAGAGCATGATGTATTGGTTAGAGGAATAGAATATAAAACAAAGGATGTTGAATTCAATGATGTTGAACTGGATTATAAAGGAAATCCACAATATAGTAAAATGATTGTCAAATTATGCAATTTCTTTCCACGAAGTGATTTCATTGTCAATGTTCTTAATGATCTTATTGACGAAAATCCAGAAAATCAAATAATGATTCTAGGACACAATAGATCGATTTTATATTATCTTCATGATAAAATAAAGGAAAAGAATTTCGCTACTGTTGGATATTATTTGGGTGGTATGAAACAATGTCTATTAGATGAAACATGTAAAAAACAAATTATTTGTGCCTCATTTAGTATGGCATCAGAAGCACTTGATATATCAACTCTAAGTTCATTAGTGTTTGTTACACCAAAAACGGATATTGTTCAAGCCGTTGGACGAATTCTTAGAACAAAACATAATAATCCCATCATTGTTGATATTATTGATAAACATCAACTCTTTCAAAATCAATGGAAAAAAAGAAAAGTGTTTTATAAAAAATGTAATTATGATATCCGAACAACGGATAATGTCAAATACAATAATATGTTAGATACTGATAATAAAGTAATATGGAAAATAGTACATCAACCTAATTCTAATTGTAAAAAAAACCTTAAAAATATAATAGATGAGGATGATGAAATAGTTGGAAAATGTCTAATTAATTTAGATGAATTATAATTATAAACATAACTTTTGTTGTTATAACTCTAATCTCCAATGATCATAGACATTAATTTACGGTATCCATCGGTAGAGTAGGGTATAAGATCTCAAAAACACGATTCGTAAATACAGCCAATTCAATTGATTCTTCATGAACACAATGAAAAATTGTTATATAATTACAAAATAATGGTATCAATAAATATTTTTCATTCTCCTCAATCAATTGAGTTGATTTTACAAATGAAAATAAATAATCGTAAATATCTACAACTGAGTAACCAAGAGTAGCAATATCATACAATGTTTTTATAGCATTGGTTAAATCTCCTTTCCGAATAAATTCTATATAAACCTCAAAATTACGGAAATTAATCTCAGAACAAAGCTTTAAACATATTTCAATATCAATTTTGCGTGAAAGTAAAAAGATTTTTTCCATCTGATTTAATAATGCTCGAAACGATTTCTTGCAATATTTCAATATGAAATCTTTCGCATCATCACTTATATCTAATTTTTCTTTATTAACAATATCATCATACATTAATTGTAATTGATTTTCATTTGGGTGTTCTATTTTTATTATATGAACGCGAGATTGATAACTCTCAATCACCTTTTGAATATTTGTACATACAGAAACAAAATGAACATTATGTTTATATTTATCTATATAATTACGAAATGTCTGTTGACTTTGTTCATTTATATTATCAATGTCATCAATAACTATCATTTTTTTCTTACCAAATATACTACAACGTGATTGACTATGAGTTTTCATTTCAGTCCTAAAAAAATTTATTCCTTGATCTTTTAAATTATTAATGTACAAGATATCATTTTCAGGTATCGAATCATTATCTTTCAATTCATAATATTCACGTATCATTATATTCAATAAGGTCGTTTTACCACAACAAATATCACCCACAAATAATATGTTTATATCATCTAAATCTAAAAGAGTGCGAATAATTGATTCAGTTGAATATAAATTATCACATGATGAACCTCTGAAAAAATCACTTAATGTTTTTGGTTTATATTTCAATGGAAATCTCTCAATGATTGTCATGTACTGTTTATAGTGAGCATCTTTTATATACATGTTTTGCACATTTCATTCAATAGATAAATTTTGTAGATAAAAATATAAATAATAAATAAATGATATAAAAACATTGTTTAAATGAATTAGATATAATGAATCCATATGAAGTTTTAGGAGTACAAAAAGATTGTGATAGTCAAGAAATTAAAAAAGCGTACCGAAAATTATCTTTATTATATCATCCCGATAGAAATCAAACGGAAGAAGCAAAACAAAAAATATTAGATACAAATGCCGCCTATGAATCTATTGGAGATCCCGAAAGTAGACAACGATTTGACGCGGAAGCCAACCATCCTTTATTTCATGGATTTCCTGGATTTGGTGGAGGTGGTGGTGGTGGTGGTGAAGAACATATTGATATTGGTAATATTTTCAATATGATGTTTAATCAAGGTGGTATGGGTGGTATGGGTGGTGCTACACATGTATTTCATTCAGGAGGTGGACATGGACACGGACATTTTTTTCAACAACAGATGCAGAAACCTCCTCCGATAATGAAAAACATATTAATCTCTTTAGAACAATCCTTTAATGGCTGTTCAATTTCAATTCAAGTAGAAAGATGGATTATTCAAAATAACATGAAGGTATCTGAATTAATTAATCTTAATATCCAAGTTCCTCAAGGTGTCGATTCAAATGAATTTATCATATTAAGAGACCAAGGTAATGTCATTAATAATGACATTAAAGGTGATATTAAAATCGGTATTAATATTCAGAATACTACTGCATTTATAAGAAATGGACTGGATTTGATATTGAAGAAAAAAATATCCTTGAAAGAAGCATTATGTGGTTTTTCATTTGATGTTCAACATATTGACGGTCAAAACCTGTGCCTGAATAATAAAACGAATTCTACCGTCATTAAACCCAATTTTAGAAAAGAGATTCTAAATATGGGAATGAAGAAAGAAAACACACGTGGTAACTTGATCATTGAATTTGAAATTGATTTTCCAAACACTTTAACCCCCGAACAAATTAAAAATTTAGGAGAAATTTTGTAAAGATATAAAACATATTGCTCTTTTGTTTAGGTTGATTATTTTGCTTATTATATTATGTTTTTGAAATAAAACATATTCATATTCATAAAAAATTGATACTCAATCCATTTACTATATCATTTAGTATTAATTAAACATGATAAGTACTAGTGAAACTATCAAAAATAATTTCTATGATTTGCCATCGGATATTATAAGACATATATATGAATATGATAACACATATCGAGAAATGTTTACTCAAATAGTAGTAAAAGATTCAATTTTCAACGGTTCTTGGTTAAAATTTATTCAAAAAAGAATAGTTCTTGAAAAATGTGATACAATATTAATTGATTCAACTAATATAGTACAAGTTGCATGGAAAAATGGATTGGCAATTAATTTAGAGTTTGCTCTCAAATATTTCGTTGAGAAATACACACAATATTTCGATGAGGAAATTTTTCCAGATGAAATCACGATAAGAGTGATAAATTATGTTAAATTTACGAATATATCTTTTTATGAGAAAGAATGTGATTATTTCTTAACATATAGAGTTTATTCCAAGGAACAAGAATTATTATTTCATTCAGATATGAAAAGAGACAATAAATATTTTAAGGATCTATTTTCCAATGAAAATTGTATTCTATTTGAATACAATAGATATAATTATGATTTGAATAGATGAAATATGAGAATTTTCACACATTTATTTTGAAATTATAAAAGATTTCAATGATTTCAAATCATTTAATAATTTCAAATTTTCTATAATTAAATCTTCGTAATCGTGATTTATTTGATTAAGCATGTCGTATTCAGTTTTTTTATTTTCTTGTGTCATATTTTTATATTTCTCGAGCATTTCTAATTCCATTTCACGATTTTTTATCATGAGAGCTTTTAACTTTTTTATACTATAGTCATTCATTATTCATATATATTATAACTAATCTTTATATATGAATTACGTATAATGATTTGAACTTTTATCGAAATTCCAATGATGATTGTCAAAATGGACTTTTGTTAAAATCCTATTCCTTAAACCAGGAGCACTGATTTTTGCATCCCGCGCCGCATCGGCTATAGTGGGAAATATAATACTTACTCCTGTTTGACAACACGTCTTGGTGATTTTTTGTTCTGAATATTGGTCTTCTTTACTAATTCCAGAATACCTAACGATAAATCCCCGGACTAGTGTCTTATTCCGTAGAGCGATACCCACCGCGCTGCCGGTACAACCGATCGACCTCCCAGCAGCCTCAATAGAATCAAAACTCGCAATAATTGCACCTGAATCGACGTCTATTTGGTCAACCGCTCTCTTTGCTTTTCTTTGGGTTGGTACTTCTGGGTCACTCTCCGTTTTAGTTTCATTTTCTACCATCATTTGATTAGAAAAACTCGAGAGAATATCTTCCAATGACATATTTTTCATGGTCAATTTTTCTTCATTTTTTGCCACAATATTAAAGATTAATTTAATATCATTCAAATCACCTTCATAAGTATCTGTATTAATTCTCAATAAATGATGTCTTAAGAGAAACAATGCTATTTTTTCAGTGAATGGATTATAGACTTTTACCGAAACTGACATGTCACCAGCGACATCAATACCCTTGTATGTGTTGCATCTATTATCTAAATCAGCCGGTCTGCATATACCTACTCTGAATCTATTTTCTTTTGATTTAAAGGCATATAAAAAATAACCATTATCAGATGTAGTACTAAAAGTATATTTTTGGATTTTTATTTCTTCTTTACTAAGTTTGGGGTCAAATTCATCTATTTTTGTTTGTAATTTTGTTTTATCGGCATTTAATACGACAATTTCTTTCAAAAGAGCCGTTTTTTCTGATTCCAAGACTCGGTTTGTTTCCAGTAATTTATTATAATTTTCAATATTGTATTCATTTTCATCGATGATTTTCTTAATCATGTCATCAATTTGTTCAAATGTGAGGTTTTCAATGGCAAGTAATTCAGTATAATTAACATTTTCAATCTGTATATTTCTTCTTCTTTTTTTAAAAACGTCATGTTGTTTCATAGCATTTTCAATATGTAGTTTATTTGAAACTTTAAACACATTTATCAGCCTGAAGTTGTTATAAGATTTTTTATGACACTCAACTCTGGCATTGACGTCATTTGAATTTCCAAATTTTATAAGTGTTTCATTTTTAGTACTTTTATTATCAACAGTTCCATAATAGACACATTGTATGTTTCGGGGGAATTTATCTAACAATGTTTTTTCTCTTAAAATATTTTTTTCTTCTTCCGATTCTTTTTTTTGATTTTCAAGTTGTTTTTCCGATTCTTCTTTTTGATTTTTGATCTGTTTTTCGGATTTTTTTTTGTGATTTTTTAATTTTTTTTCTGACTCTTCTTTTATATTTTCAAGCTGTTTTTCTGATTTTTCTTTTTGTTGTTCTGCTTCTTCTTTTTGTTTTTCTATTGTTTTTTCAGATTCAATTAATTGAACACGAAGCTCTTGACTTTCTTCGTTGATCACTTCTTGTAATATTTCTTCCATTTTTAAAAAATATTCATGTGTCTCATCTGCTTTTTCTGTTCCCGATTTGAGACAAAATTTCTTGAATGTTTTTAAAGTAAGCATAATGGTTTCTTTATTATGACCACCTCGAACGTCTTTTTTTTGCTCACCATGTAGGGGGAGCAATATTTTATAGTCGATATCTATGACAAAAAATTTGTCCAATAATCTTTTTGCTTTATCTTTCTGACTATAACCCATATATTTCCAAACATCATCAAAATCAATGACATAATCGAGTTTTGAATCATAGTTCATATAACAATAAAAACTGGCAACAAATAATTTTTGTTGCGATTCAGTAAAATTTTCTTTTATTTTTCTAAGTAATTTTCCATTATAATGACTCGTTAATTTCGTTATTGGGTTCTTTTCAATCAAATCGATAATATCAAGTTGCATACTATATAATGTATATAGCATATTTTCTTTATATTGTTTTTATATATAAAAACAAAAGCAATACATCTTTATATCATCTGACGACGTTTTTTGTTTTTTTGCTCTACTGATAATTTCTCATTTGTTGAGTATTTTTTTGTTGTTTTTTATTTGATTTTCGATAAATTATAATTACTGCATATAAGATACTTACATATCGATTGTTATTATATTTAAATACCATTCTTTGCTTTTGCTTTATTTGAATAAAGCAAACTTTGCTTTTACAAAAACATTAAGAGAATTTGACAATAATTTTGACATTTTCTTTTTTGATGCATTTGACAGCAGAAACTGATAATTCGACTCTTTTTTTTCGTGTCTTTGAATTATCACCATCCAATTCAATATCAATTGCTGCACGTTTTTTGCTCGTACTGTTGCGTTGATTCATATCAAATTCAATGACGGAATAATTTTCATGAATATATTCAATGATATTATGTTCAATTGCCCATTTAAAGAAATTAAGTTGCCCAATAGTGGTTTCAATAAATTTATCATTATCGTACGGAATGGTCACCCGCGTCCATCGACAGAACGGGTCGAAATTTTTTTTTGAATATGCTTTTAATTTTAATTTGTAATCATTATAAACTTTAAAACGAGATACATTATAAGATGAATCATTTTTTGTGACATCATAAATAATGAAATGTTTTTTTGAAAAATTAGTTACAAACCAATCAATAATACGTAATGATATTTTCGATTCACCATTAATGATATTAATCATTTTTGATAAATTTTGATATTTATCTTCAACACCATCAACACCATCAACATTTTCCCCATAAAAAATCATTAAGTTTTTCATCAATAATTCATTTTGTGTGTTCAAGTTATTAGAGTTGTAATTCATTAATTATTTTTTCTATGTTTATTTTTTTATATCCTTTTTGATGAAAAAAAATATATTACTATATTTCAAAGACCCATGAATAATGAAGGGTTTAGAAGATCAATGCGATTGCTACCAATATCAAGAAAAAGATTAAAATCAAGTTCAAATTCAAGATCACGTTCAAAGTCAAAGTCAAGGTCAAGGTCAAGGTCAAGGTCAAGGTCACGACCACAGTCAATATCAAAAACAAGTTCATTTTTGAAACCATTAAAATCAATATCAAGAAAAAGAGCACGATTAATATCACCAATAATAAAAGAAAGAAAAAAATTAAGCCATACAAAGAAAAACGTTATTGACAAATTTTTCAAAAATAGGTATTTCAATAATAAATCACCAATAAAAGAGAGAAAGAAATTGAGTAATGAAAGACAAGGAATTCTTTTTCAAAATCTTAAAGCAGAAAACTTGGTAAAATTTTTGAAGTTAATGTGTAGTGATTCATGTGGATGTTTGACATTTGGTCACGAAACTGAAAAAATCAATCATTTGTTTGGATATTTCCAAGATTTCCAGTATGCCAAAAAAGAAGCAAAAAGAGTTGGAAAAGTTTCCGCAAATGGATATGTCTATGAAATCGAATATAGAAGACATAATTATATTTCGAATGCTTTATTAAAATCATCCATAGAAAAAAGCAGTGACAATTTGTATTACGAATATTTAGTAGGAATTCATTTTTTGAATAAAATGAATAGAATGTTACCCTGTTTTACGGAAACATATCACATTCTACTTAATAATTCAAAAGATTTAAAAAATGAAATGATAAAAAATTCAAAGGTGGATTTAGAAAAAATCAAGAATAACTATGAATTTATCGGATTAGGAAAAAATAAAAATAATGTTGTTGATCAGTCGTGTTTAAATTCAGAAAAGTTAGCAATTTTAGTTCAATATATAAATAATCCAATCAGTTTTGATGATTATTTAACAACACCTACTGATGAGTATTATTTGAACGACTTGACACAAATTTTATATCAAATATATGGACCATTATCGAGATTATCCACAGTTTACACACATTATGATTTACATTCAAATAATGTCTTATTATACAAATTAGATAATAAAAAATATGTAACAATGAAATATATATATAAAAATACAGTTATTACATTCAAAACAAATTACATAGCCAAAATAATTGATTATGGAAGGTCATTTTTTCATACAAATAATAAACTAAATTCTAAGCAAATATTGAAAGATATTTGTTCAAATACAACTTGTACTACATTAGTCGAAAGAAAAAATAAACAATGTGGAGATGGTAAGGGATATAGTTGGATGAATTGTGATGATTGGGAAAATAATCATTATATATGTTCTTCAAGGGTAAATGAAAGTCATGATTTGAGATTAGCAAATATAGTAAAAGAACATTTCATGTCCAGCAGTTCATCGTCATCTTCTCAATTGGGTTTAGCTATGGCAGATATTAATTACGATGAAGATTATGGTACAAAACCTATGAGATCAACTGAAGGTTCAACCATAAACAATGTAGTAGATTTAGAAAATAGATTAAAACGTTTAATATTTATTCCAGAAAATGGTTTTCTAACTGAAAATAATAAAAAATATGAAGGTCATCGATGTATTGGTGAATTACATGTTTTTATTGATAATTTAGACAAGGAAATGGTTTATATTCCGACCGCGAGAAATTAATTTATCTACAAAGAACATAATATATGAAAAATTGATTTGATTTTTCAATGAATATAAAAAATAACATTAAATCGTTAATAAAGTTTAAACATGCAAGTACGTAAATGTATTACAATCAAAAGGAAGAAGCCTATAGAATTTTCAAATCAAACACACAGAAAAGATATTGTTACCAATATTATTAATAATAAACATTTGACAGGAAAACAACTGTTTCATCTATTGATAACTGAAAATAATGAGACGGTTTGTGATAAACGAAGACAAGGGTGGATTTTTGAATCTATTTGCCAAATCATGATTATCATGAAATGTGTAAATGGATTGCATTATACTGAAATATGTGAAGGACAATTACAGAATATCAAACCAATAAATAATGTACATAGATTATTAGATATTAACGTGCAAGGTGGAGGGAATAACGTGGCAGATTTTGTATTGAAACAAGATGATGTAGTTACCCCAATTTCAATAAAGTATAAAGAAGAGTTCGGAGAAACGGATGTTACTAAAATCGTATCAACAATGAATAAACTTCATGGTAATTATAAGGTAGGTTTATTTGTAAAAAATAAGAATCTATATAAAAATCATAGATATACTAACCAAGAAAATATAGATAAACAAAATCTTGATATTGTCATTGAAAATAAGTTGCTATTTGATGAAACTGATATAATAAATGCGTTATGTATGTTTTGTGAACGATTTAAAAATAATAAACAAAAAATAGACGATTTTATAGAATTAATTAATAAAGATTATTTGTTATCACGAAGAAAAGTATTAATAAAGAAATTACATCAAAAAATGAATTTAATGAAGTTTATAGCAGATTTTGAAATTAATTCAAAAAAGATGTGGTTAATCGCACATAAACCAAGAAGTGGTAAAAGTATTACACTTTTATTAATATGTAAATATTTACTCAGTATAGGTATAAATAAGATACTAATCATGACATCAGTGCCAGCTACAATTGATAGTTTTACGGATGATTTAGAGACATATGTAGATTTTCAAAATATCATTTATACAACACAAGATAAAATTAATACACTGGAAAAAAACTATAAAGGAATAGTTTTCTGCAGTGTACAATATTTAAAATCAGACGGTAAAATAAATAAGAAAGAACTATTGCAAACTATCGATTTTGATGCAGTTATCACCGATGAATCACATCTAGGTTCATCGACGGATAAAACCAAGACTGAAATAATTGATTTGAAAGATATAGATGAAATTAGAAAATGTGCAAAAATCTCTATATTTGCATCTGGTACATCATCAAAAACAAAAAGATATTATGGAATAAATTCGTCGTTTGTTTATGAGTGGGAAACGGAGGATGAATGTTTTATGAAGCAATTACTAAAAGAAACAACCATAAATAGAGAAGAAATTAACAATTCTATGATAAAAAGACATGGTCCCATATTTTCCGACTGTTTGAATGATGGAACATTAAATAAAGATTATTCAAAATGTCCCATACAGATATTTATGAAACAAACAATTCCTGACAGTTTAATAGTTTTAATAAATAATTACAACTCGTCAAATAACACAAAATTTGGATATAGTTGTAGTTCATTATTTGCATTGTCGAAATCAAAAAACGAAAAAACAGGATTATATGAATATGAGGAAAAATTTGCTTTATGTAATACCAATGACGGAACAGAATTAATGATGGGTTTCTTCGAGAATATAATTTCAAATAATAGGATGAAAAAGACAATTATGAAACAAATCGAAATCACACAAAAAGAATTGGGATCAAGAAGTTCTACAAGAGAGAAACCATTACTTTTCATAATATATCTTCCAACACATACTGGAAATAATAATATTTCACTTTTACAAAAAACAATAATAAAGTTTTTAAAAGATAATAAGTTGTGGACGGATTATTATATTGGTTACTCAAATGCTTTTGAAGATGAAGGAAGTGTAAAAGAAAATTACAATGAATATATCAAAACAATTATGAAAAAAACGAAAGAACAAAATAAAAGAGGTGCTATTCTGTTATTAGGAAAAAAAGGAGGTACAGGTATAACGTATGAATTTGGTGATTCGACACTATCACTTGACGATGGTAATAATTTAGACCAAAAAAAACAAGAATGGTCAAGGGTAAATACACCACACGATGGAAAAACAATCGGAATAAATGTGGATATGAACATTCAAAGAAGTTACTCATATGTAATAGATAGAATTCAAACATATAGGAAAATAACAAAAACAACAAAAACGAATTCTGAAATATTATATTATCTTTTTGAACAAAAAATATTCCTATTTGACCCGCAAAATTTCAATAATGGTAAAATAACAATAAAAGAAATAATGTCATATTACGAAAATGAAGTAGAAATTATGATGAAAACAATCGATGACACGCCATATTTAGAAAAGATAGAATGTAATGATGAAATGCGGGATTTGATAAAATCGGATTTTAGAAAAATTGAAAACTTACAAAAAATCAATAGTGATTTAGAAGGAGAACAACAAGATTGTCCGAAGGGAGAAATAGTGAAAATACAAATAGATGGACCATCTAGTGATATTATTTGTGTAGAAACAAAAGAAAATGTAGAACAAATTGAAAAAGTAGAACAGTTAATTAATCAAACCTATGAACTTTGTAAAAGTTTCTTCTTTCCGTTATTGGCACTTGTAGCAAGAACTTATGATATTTTCGATTTTAAAGAAATATTAATAAAGGAAAAAATATTAATAATGTCTTTACTAAAAGACAAAAAAATTGATATAGAAAAAGATAATTATAATACTATAGTAGACATCATGAATAAGATAATCGATAATAATACTGAAATAATTGATAACATTAGACAAATTTATGAAATGGCGTCACATCATAAATTAAGAGAATTGATAGAAAAACATTTCATACCAACAGCCGAAGAAAAAAAAACGAATGCAGAAGTTCCAACACCAGTTTGTTTAGTGAATGATATGCTTGATATAATTCCAGCTGAATTTTGGACATCACCAAGAACAGTATTTGAGCCATGTTGCGGGAAAGGTAATTTCGTCTTAGGTATATTCGATAAATTTTATGAAGGTTTATGTGAAAGCATACCTGATGAAATAGAAAGATGTTTTGTGATTATGAAAAAATGTATATATTTTGCGGATTTAACTCCACTAAATGTATTTATAACTACAGAATTATTAAAATGTCATGTTCAAAGTTATTGTGGACAAGAAGATTTGAATTACGATTTTAATTCATATGTCGGAGATACTCTACAACTGAATATCCAAGAAATATTTAGATTAGATGGATTTGATGCTGTTATTGGAAATCCACCATATCAGCCACCATCTAAAGATAAAAAAGGCGGAAGTTCCATTTGGAATGAATTTGTCACTCTATCATTAACAAAAATTCTAAAATTGGAAGGATATTTACTATTTGTACATCCTGCTTTGTGGAGAAAACCAGAAAACAAATTGAAAGAACTAATGTTTTCTAAGCAAATACACTATTTAAGTATTAACGATGATATTGAAGGGCGAAAACTTTTTGGTTCTACAACTCGATTTGATTATTACCTTTTAGAAAATACTCCAACATATAAAAAATCAAAAATAATATTTGAAGACAAACGCACTTATGACATAATGATTAATAATAAACTTCCATTTATACCAAATTTCGGTTGGTCAATTTTTGAAAAAATGTTTTCAAAATTAAATGATGATAACGACGGTATTGATGTTATCGGTGACTCATATTGTCACACCTCCAGAACATATGTATCAAAAACGATTAAAGAAGGACATGATTTTAAACTATTGAATAGCATTTCAAAATCAAAAGGAAAAACATTTTGTTATTCATCGAAAGCACATAAAGTGCAAGATTTGAAAAAAGTTGTATTTTCGAATGGACGATACATTGTTCCATTTTATGATAATGGAAATTTGGGAATAACACAGGGCGGATTATATATTTTGGTCAAAGACGAAATTGAAGGAGACAATATAGTATCGTATCTTGACACTAATTTGATAATGCATTTAATTAAAGCAACTAAATGGAGCAATTTTGAAACTTGCAAACAGATATTTAAATATATACACTTGCCATTAAATATAATTAATTTCACAAATGAAAATATCAATAATTATTTTAATTTATCAGGTGAAGAAATATTAGATATTGCCAAATGAAATTAGTGTCTATCCTCCAGAATATATATGTTGTATATCATAGAAATTATTGTCTAATATGTGTTGTTACAAATATCTATACAGTTAGAAACATTTCTATACATAGTATATAAAAATGTTTTTGAATGGAAAATGTTGATGACGAGTTCTTTTGCGTGTTTGGTTGTTATTTCGTAATACACTACCTAAATGTTGAGGAGTAATAGAAAAATCCTTGTATTTATTTTGTAAATGTAAAGATAAATCATTCATTGTTAATTGTTCGTTTGTCTTTAATATATCTATGGCTGTTTTTACTTGTTTTTTGTTAATTTTGTAAGAAATTGATTCTCTGTTGTTTCTATTAATATTTTTTTGTGTTTTGTATCTTTTTTAACCCATCTTTGTAATGAACTTTTAGTGCAACCAAATATTTTACAAGTTTGTCGAAATTTATCATCATTTTAAAGGTAATATTTTACTGCAGAAATTTTAAAATCTTTCGTTTTATGCTTCATTATCTAAAGTAGTTTTAGAAAAAAACACTCAAAATTTGTCCCATTTTAAATCTTCAAGGGTGTAATTAAATTACTCTCACGATGCAGTGATTTATCATGTTTAGCTGGTGATATAGCACATTAAAAATTAAAAAGCATATTTTGATGGTATTATACTATCATTTATATTATAGGTATCAACAATACTTGCTTTCAAGTATTTTGAAATGATGGATGATGTTTTAAGAACATCTTCAGATGATAAAGAAGCAAACCATTGATATTTATTTCGTTTTAATATTTCATCATTCGGGATATAAATTCCGAAACATAGATTATGTAAATTCAAAAAATTGTCTTCCATTAAATCTTCCAAAAGTATAGTTTTTTTACTGGACGTTTTTACCCCAATAAGTTCACCACTAATAAGTGTCATTTTATCTAAATTAATTTTATTAATACACCATTGATTAATATTGCCTAAAAATTCATTTTCTATTGAGAAATGACTATTTTTGTTACGGTCTTTCAGATATCCAAGCATTTCTCTAATGGTTGGATTTTCTTTTTTCGCCCCCATAAAAGTCATGTCTGGTATAAAAAGCAATTTTTTACTATTTTTCGAGTGATTTTCAGAGCGATTATTTTTTTCGCAAATAAATGCTTTTTCATTTAAAATACCTTTTTCGTATAAATCCTTAAGATTTCGAAGACAAATAAATGAATTGGGTACAATTATACCACCATAAGTATAGAGTAAAGACGTCATACCATATTCTCGTGCATGAGATTTCATTGGTTCAACTAATTTTTCAATATCAATATTCCATTGAGGAATCAATTTGCTAAAGGAATCGTCGTCAATAAGACAAATATTAAAATCATCTCCACAATGATCAATGATAGTTTTAACTGTTAAATGTATATAGGGTTGATTCAAGTCCGTCGAATTTCGAGAGTAAAATGATTTCCAAACCCTGGCATTTTTTTCATATTTAGAATGAATCCATAAATTAGGTTTATCAAAACCATAGGGGTCATTCAAAAGATGTTTTCTAATCAATCCATATTCGTCGTTCTTTTTGTTCTTATCGAAATATTTATTTAATCGATTACCAAGATCACTTACAATTAGAACAGAAATAAACATTAATATGTAAAGTGGAATTTTGTTTTTCTCAAATTCAATCATGTTATATTATATTCATTGATATAAAATTATCAGCGATATTGATTGAATGTAAATACAATGGGTGCGCTGGGTGTCCTAAGGCACTTGACGGTTTTGAAGAGGCAACATGTCTATGGAGCAATAAATGACTTCGTAGGTGTTTTTACAAAACATATATTTCTGCGTTATTACTCTATTTGGTTTATTTCAATTTACAACGCTATTCAAAATTTTATCTTTGGTAAATCATGAATGTTAACAATTTGTTCTTGGGTATAATTATGAATGACTTTTATAGGGACCCATCGTTTGAATTTAGTATGATATACACACTCCATACCAATCATTTTATCTAAATCAACATATTTATTTTCTTGTATATTTTCAAAATCCTCTTCATCGTCACTTTCTTCTATAAAATCTAAATCTATATTTTCTTTAATATTTCGGAACAATGAATTCATATAGATACTACTTTTACAATTGGGAATGTAAGCAACATCGTAATATACTGATGAATTATTTTCCGAAGCGAATAAATGATAAATATCATTCTGTGAATCGGCAATAACTGTAAATATTTGTTTATAATGTTGATGTTTGTTTTTATGATATATTGTTTTTGTATTTATATTTGTCTGATTTTGTACCAACGTTCTTACTCTCTCACTAACGGGGGTAGAGCTTAAAACATTATTATTGTTTTTCCAAGGTACATCACAATTTGTTAAAAAAACATTTAAATAAGGTATAATCATTGTTAAAGATCTAAATTGCACATGATGAATTTGATAATTAATGTCTTTGATAGGAATAGGTGTAGTTACATCATCATTTATATGACTATTCCAAAATTTTGGTAAGTAAAAAGTTACAGGAGAATCTGGGTTTGGAATCTCTAAAAAAACTTTAATTATTCCAAGTTTTTCACCAAAACACATTTGTCGTAAAGAAATACCATGATATGATAATATATCTTCAATAATAAATTGATCATTCTCTGATATTATAGAACCATACAAAATAGTCCCTAGATAAAGAAGTGAGTTATTTGAGGTTTTACATGTTTTACTTTTACATATTTTTGATATTTTCTTATCACGGTTTAATTCAAATAAATAACAAACATTTTCGTTTTGATAAGACGTATACCATATAATATATTTCTTAGCTTGAGGAATGGCAAAACATATATTGTAATTTGAATGAATTTTTCTATCAGTGATTGTCTCATAGGAAAATTCTATATTTGGGAATGGTATAGACGAATTCATTATCTATAATACATAAGCAATTATGCTTTATATTCTTTTATGAAATTAATAAGTGATTGCTGCATGTTATTTTCTGTTTCTATTTCTTCTTGATTTTCTTGAATAACATGGTTTTCTTGAATAATATGGTTTTCTTGAATAATATGGTTGTCATGGAATTTTTTTTTCAATTCATTTATAATTTCTAAATACTTTTCATTTTGAGATTGTCCTAAATATCTAATACGTTTTGTTGTATAAGTATCTCTCAAATAATTATATATGAAATGACTACAAATAACAATGACAATTGATGTAATGATATAGGAAATGAAATTTATAAATGACATGTAATATAAATTAAGATTTATTGTATATTATAAAATCATAACGCGATACCTTTATTTTCTTCTCTTTTTTTTACCTCCCGTATTTTGTCCTTGAACTGTTGTAGGAGCCATTGGTCCAGGAACTGGGGGAACCGGGGGAACTGGGGGAACTGGGGGAGCTGGTACGATATCAGTGGTAGTTTTTCCAGTCAACTTGCTCCAAAAATCACCAAAAACACCTCCTCCTCTTCGGCTTTTATGTCGGCGACTTGTTTTTCGTCTTCTCGATGACTTTCTTTTCACACTTTTTGACATATATTATATACATATACAATATAAAGGAATGTCTTTATCATATAACAAGAATGACTACAGTTATTATTATTGATAAAAATGGAAAATTAAAAGAATTGAAAACTAAAACCTATTGTCTGGAAGACCTGTATAAAAAAGCGGGATTTAAAACATCTGTTGATTTTATTAAACATCATGTATTTAATATTTCACTAAATGATATTGATTATTCAATATCTTTGTATGGAAAATTAACAGGAAAGGCTAACCAAGAAAATAAGTACGAATTTCCTCCACCTGTAGACAAATTGTTATTTTTTGGTAATTGTCTTTTAGTAAATAATGATATTTCCAGAAATCCGATACCTTTATCGTTAAATGATTGGAAAAATGCCTATGATTATTTATTTAATGGTTTTGATTATTGTGATGATGATGATTGTGAGGATTGTGATGGTGAGGATTGTGATGTAGATAGTGAAGAAAATATGATTGATTCATCGTTAATGACAAAAGAAGGTTATATGAGAGATAATTTCATAGTTGATGATGATGATGATGATGATGAAGGTGATGATAATTCAGGAAATGATTCAAATAATGATTCAGATAATGAATCTAATAACTATAGTGAAAATAAAAAGAAAGTCATCATGAAAAGAAAACTTCCTTTGAAAAAAAAAGCGGCTGTTACAAAGAAAATAGAGATTGTTGAAGAAGAAAGATATTTAGATTGCAGTTGTGAATTAACATCAGAAGAATACTTTGCATAAAACTGTATCGAAATAAAAATATTATTATATATATTTTCTAAGTTTATAATAAAAAATTGAAACAAATTAAAGACTTCTATTTAATAATATACATCACAAAATAAAGGAAACATATTACAAAATGTATAAAATTAACGACCATACTACTTTTCGATTAAATATTCGCCAAAAAATATCAAATTTGATTAATATTGATGATTCGATGATTTCAGGAAATATCGAAAAAGGATTATTTAATTATGCGATTGAAGAAGCCAATTATAAGCATATAATAAAAAAATGGGATAATTCAATCTTTGTTCAATTATATATTGACCGTTTAAGAAGTGTTATGATTAATTTGAAGAAGACCGATTTGATTACAAAAATCAAACTAAATATAATCAAGCCTCAAGATATCGCATTCATGTCTCATCAAGAATACAATCCAGAGATTTGGAGAGAAAAGATTGAACAAAAACAAAAAAGGGATGCGTCTAAATTAAATGATAATATTGAAGCATCAACCGATGTTTATGTATGTCGAAAATGTAAATCAAGAAAATGCACTTATGAAGCTGTACAAATTAGAGCAAGTGATGAACCCATGACAATATTTGTAACATGTTTGAATTGTGGTAAAAATTGGAAATGTTAAGGTCTAATACCTAGATGCAGATTCCAATAAATGACGAAGTCATTTCTTGCTGAATCAGGGTTGTAGAGGTTAAGCTCTATTGTTATTTTTGGTATTTTGTAATGCAACAATTAATTCAGATTCCCACTTCATCCCAAAATCTTGTACTTGTTGAATTTTTTTTTACCATATTGTTGTAGAGGATAAAATGGCTGCATTGGATTATTTTTATCACCTCCACCAAAACAAATCAGTAATCCTAAAAGAGTTCCTTTATGTATCTTATTTTGATAATCAAATTCGATGTAAAAAAAAAAAAATTGTGTTATAGTATATGTTGTATTTTATTTTTTTCTTATAATTAAAAAAAATATAAGAAAAATTAAACAAGGTAAATAGAATAGATAGAATAATACATTAAATAATTTCAAGATCTGATAATTTCCAATATTCACATTTACCATTCGGTAATGGTCGTTTAATTATAAAGGGTATTTTTTTCAATTTAAATTCTTCAAGAGCGATTAAATATCCATCAATAACGTCATCATCAACATCAATAAATGATTTTGCCCCCGAGTTTAATTGACTTGTTCTTTCTCCAATAATACGCGCTTTTTCATATTTTGTGATAAAAGGAATTGTTGTATGAAGAGCATCTATGATAACACCATTTGCATTCCTACTAACCATAGACATCAATTTAATCTCACTTTCATTATGAAGTTTCAAATCCGGATGATAATCAGAAATAATATTTTCTTTCAACGACTTTCCAAATTTTTGTAAATAGTCTTCATTATCTTCTTCATCATCACTTTCCTCTTCCGAAATGTCATCTGCATCATCACCACCAATATACTCCATATTAACTTTATTACTTGTAATATTGTCTCCCACAATATTTCCCTCCACATCTTCAACCTCCTCATCATCATCTTCAACATCATCTCCATCTCCATCTTCATCTTCATCGATGATATCAATGTTATCTTCATCCTCCATTTCGACACCATCATTATTTTTCACTTCATTATCACTAGTCTCACTTTCATTATCACTATCATTTTCATTTTCATCTTCACTAATATCGATATCATTTATTTCACTCATTATTAAATTATGAAGTTTTGTTATTTTTATATTATAGTAACACAGGATATATTTAAATCAATTTTTTACATATTATTGTGTCCAAACATTATCGCATATACAACACATGTATAAATATTTGAGATTATTATCATCATATCTAATATACAATACATCTCCAGGTACAGGTACATCTTTTTCTCCTAAATTGGTTTCACTTTTTTTATTTGTTTTACAGTTAGTGTTTGGACAAGGTAAATTTTGTATTCTTGGTAAAGTGGGATCTAGTTTTGTATATTTATTAATAATATGCTCAAAATGTTGTTTCTCTTTTTTCATATGTGTATTTAAAACACAAACGCCTTCATTATTAATATCGGCGTCTTTATGACCACAATTTCGACAATAATATGATAATTTATCTTCTTGATTATTATCAATCGTGATGTAGTACATGTTGTTACACTTGATGCAAAACTTCATTTCTTTAAATAATTATGATTATTATTATATATTATATTTTATTTTCTATATCAATTTCAAATCAATTTTATATTTTTAGTCCTTCAGTAGTTTTGCGACACTTTCAATCGTTGGTTACTTGTCCAATATAATTTCATTTTTTTTTCATCGTTTTTTTTTTCATTGTTTTTTTTTTCATTGTTTTTTTCTGTAATTTTTTTTTACTTCCTCCATGCTCTAAATAATCCAACGTTTTGAAAAAAACATCATCAGGCATTTTTCCGTTGTTCTTGGTCCGAAGAATTTTTTTTAATCGTATTTCAAATATTGAAAATTTTCCATTTTGTTCAAAATCAGTGTCATGAAATTCTAACATTTCATCGTTGTTTCCTAAAGTCATTAACATTTTACCCGATTCGTCACCGTCTAAATCATAATCAGTTTCAAAATCTCCAATATACCTCACCTTCGTTTTATTTTTTGTCTCTTTTTCAAAAAGTAAATACACCTCTTTTAACACAAGATCATTAAAGCTTATTTCATTGAGATTATTACGATCCAATGGTTCTATATTGCCTATTGGTTCTCTAGCTAAATCACCACTTATACCACGCTTCCACTCACCTACAAAAGTACCAAATTTATTAATTTCTTTTCCATGACCATCTCTATTATTTAGTTTCCACTGACCCTCATAACTATATTCAGTACCAGGACCATCACCCCATCCATAATATGTCATTTTACCGAAACCACTTTTTAAATCATTTTTCCAATTACCAACATATACATGTTCATGACGAATATTCATAATATTATTTTCCTTATAGTAATCCATTCGTCCATGTCCGGTTCTTTTGCCATTTACCATTTTCCCTGTATATGTACCTCTTTCATAATCTTTACTAACTGAACCTCTTGCCTTTTTAGTACCTCGTTCAATAGTACCTCGTTCAATCTCAAACTTACCATCTTCCATCTTTTATAATATATGAATATATTTAAATTATGAATTTGTTAATATTTTGGGAAATTTCCATGATCCGATTGCGTGGACAATAAAAAAACAGATATAAACTTAATGCTTTTGTTATAGACGGAACTTCATCAGAATGAAAACAATTATAGATTAAGCTCTAGGTCCCGAAGGGAGAAGAAGAACCAGTTGTCTATTTACAATGATGAAGTGATTTTTTACTTCATGATTTTAGAGGAATACCATCAGATTCTTCTTGGTAGATATAATTTTAAATCATTCACGGCGTGAATGAACAATGAATAAAACCCTGTAGGGGTTCTTATTCAAAAATTTTTTTTTTCATTTTAATTTTTACCAAGAAAGAAAAAAATCTACACAATTTATTTGTACATAAAAATTATATAAATATATTAATATAATAATAATATCATGGGATTTTATTGGACTACAATTTTTTACAGTGATATAAATAACCAAGATGAAAAAATTATTTTAGCCTCCATGGATCAAATTATTGAAGAGGATGATGTTGAAAGAGGATTTATTTTGAAAGAAGACTTATTAAACTTTTTCGCAACTAAAGTTAAAAAAGAAAATATCAAAGAAAATTCTTACTTGGTGGAATATTCTTATGATACATATAGTTCTGGACAAAGAGAAACAAAAAGATTGCGTATCAAATAAAGTAAATAATCTATAAGAGTCAAAACAATTATAGATTAAGCTCTAGGTCCCGAAGGGAGAAGAAGAACCAGTAGTCTATTTACAATGATGAAGTGATTTTTCACTTCATGATTTTAGAGGAATACCATTAGATTCTTCTTGGTAGATATAGAAAGAAATTAATATTTTACGATTAAATATTTTGTTTATTAATTATTATTATTCATAATAACAAATCCGTCACTTTTATATCTGATTTTTAAATTCGAATTGTAAAAAATTGAAGTAATAATAATATAAAAATATACAAGTAATATAAATAAACAACTACCATGGAATCCGTGAATTTGAAGAGCTTTTTAAGCAATCATTTTGTCAAAAAAGACTCGGGGCTTTCCATCACTAATACGAGGATAGGTGATAAAAAAACAATTACAGGAGGTTCTTATCATATATCTGACGATGATTACGACTCTTTCTTAAAGGTTTATTATAATGATATTGTCTTGAAAAATAAAAAAGAATACTTGACAGAAAAACAACTTGAAACGGATAGTGCAATATTGATAGACCTTGATTTAAGATACGATTATGCAGTTGATAAACGTCATCATACAAAAAAACATATATTAGATATTGTTTGTTTATATTTAGATGAATTGAAAACAATGTTTCAATTTGATAGTGAATCCCACGTACCAGTTTACGTGTATGAAAAACAAAATGTAAATCGTGTTGAATCAAAAAATATTACAAAAGATGGTGTACATATAGTTATTGGTATTAAAACGGCACGTAAATGTCAAATCATATTACGAGAGAGAATAATGTCAAAAATAAAGACAATTTGGGATGATTTACCTATTACAAATACATGGGATGAAGTTTTTGATGAAGGTATTACAAAAGGTACGGTTGGTTGGCAATTATATGGGTCAAGAAAACCTGATAATGAACCATATAAATTAACCTATCATTTTGATATTATGAAAGACAATGATGATGGTGAATTAATCTTTAAATCTATAGATATAAATAAATTGACATTGGATGATTTCTATAAAATGTCGGCTAGATACAAAGAACATCCTTATTTATATATGACAACGGCTTTTCTAGCTGAATATAATGGAAATACGACCACCATTCCGATAAAACAAAATCCTATTCATAGACAAGTCAATAGATATGCTGATTCAAATGATGTTTTGAAAATTAAAAACATGGAAGATTTAGAAACGTGTTGCAATTATTTTCTAGAATCATTGAAAATAAGTGAATATGACTTGCGTGAAGCCTATGAATATACAAATGCATTACCAAGTTCTTATTATGAAACTGGTTCGTTTTCGAAATGGATACGTGTTGGTTGGGCATTATGTAATATAAGTGACCGTTTATTCATCGCATGGATAAAAATGAGTTCTAAACAATCCAAATTCAATTTCAATGATATTTATGGTTTATGGGAGAAATGGCAAACCTTTGAATGTAATAACAGTAATGGACTGACGAAACGTTCCATCATGTATTGGGTGAGAGAAGAAAGTCCTACACTATATAAAAAAGTACTTGAAAATAGTATTGATTTCTTCATTGATAAAACACTTGAACAAATGTCTTTAACGGCGAGTGATAATGGTAAAACCCCTCAGGGCTGTGGTGATTATGATATTGCGAGTGTCTTGTATCAATTATATAAAGATGAATATGTCTGTGCGAGTGTCAAAGGAAATATCTGGTATTGTTATAATAACCATAAATGGTCTGAATTAGATTCGGGTACTACTTTACGTAAATCGATTTCCGTTGATCTTCGAGAAGTTTATCAAAGTAAAGCTATGAAATTATTGACAGCTTTGAGTCATATGGAACCCGAGGATGAAAAAAGAAAGTATCTAAAGAAGAAGACTGAAATTATTGCGGGTATTATTGATCGTTTATCGAGAACAAAAGATAAACAAAATATTATGACGGAAGCAAAAGAACATTTCTTCGATGATAAATTTCTTGAGAAATTAGACCAAAATCCGTATTTATTATGTTTCAAGAATGGTGTCATTGATTTTAGAACCCAAGAATTTCGTAAAGGAAGATCGGATGATTTTATTTCAAAGTGTACAAATATAGATTATGTTCAAATTAATCCAGCAAAACATTCAAAAGCTGTGTCGGAAATTAAAGATTTCATGGTAAAGCTATTTCCTGTACCCGAGTTACATAAATATATGTGGGATCATTTGTCGTCCACCTTAATGGGAACTTGCAGAGAACAAACCATTAATATGTATGTCGGTGTGGGACAAAATGGTAAATCCGTCCTTGTTAATTTAATGGAAAAAGTTTTGGGTGAATATAAGGGGGATGTTCCTTTATCATTGCTTACAAGTAAAGAACGTACTAAAATTGGTGGTCTTGCTCCTGAATTAGTACAATTGAAAGGTGTTCGCTATGCCGTTATTCAAGAACCATCTAAAGGAGATAAGATTAATGAAGGAGTTATGAAACAATTAACGGGTGGTGATCCTATACAATGTAGAGCACCTTATATGACTAAAACATTGACTTATCTTCCCCAATTTAAATTAGTCGTCTGTTCTAATGAATTCATGGAAATTAAGAGTAATGATCATGGAACATGGAGACGTATTCGTGTTGTTGATTTTGAATCTTTATTTACTGAAAAACCTGATTTTGACGATACGAGTAAACCATTTCAATATTTATTGGATAAAGACTTGAAGGAAAAATTTGATACCTGGAAAGAAATATTTGCCTCTTTATTAGTTAATCATGCCTATAAAACAAATGGTAATGTTGAAGATTGTGCTAAGGTTCTTGCTTCAAGTACTAGTTATAGAGAAAGTCAAGATTCAATTGCTGAATTTATTGGAACTCGTATCATGGCATTTGATACTGGTTGTTTATCGAAAATTATTGTAGCAGAACAATTTCGTGATTGGTATCAAGTCAATCATGGTGGTAGAGCCCCTACGATGAAAGATATTAGTCTTCAAATTGATAAGAAATTTGGACATTGTCAAAATGGTTTATGGGTTGGGGCTCAAATGAGACCTATTATATAATGTATTATTATCTCTGATGTGTGTAAATATTTAGATAATCATAAATATTTAGGATTAAAATTAGTAAAAAAGAGGGTTTATGTGGCATAAAAAACACAATAATAATATATTTACATTATTTAAGCTATATTATTACTTTTTTTAAGTTATAAATTTAATATTAAAGACATTAAATTCATATGAGATTGAATTATTGGAATCCTACGAAATTAACATTGTATGTATCACTAACAATGTGATACGGCTTTGGTTTCTGTACAGATACCGTTTATATGGGTCACAAGTCCTGCACTTTGGATACGTAGTAAAAGCTAGATAAGACAAGACTTTAATTACCAATTAAATTAAATTGATTAATACCCCCGTAAGAATAGTTTAGATTTCCACTATCAAATATCGCATTAACAACTATACGGTAATATGAATAAGATAACCCTGATGAAACAGTTAAATTTTTAGCCGTTTTTGAATTAAAGTAGGTTGTCCAGAAAGATGAAGAGACATTTTGTGAATCTATCATGGTCCATGTAGAACCATCATTAGAACCTGCAATATACCATATTTTTGGAGTTGTTTTTCCTTGATCACTTAAACGTCCTAATAAATCATAACTTGCCAATGTTATTGCCGAAGGTAATTGTATTTGAAGCCATTCTCCAACATATGCTGTGCCACTAATTGTAGTTGAAAAGGCACCAGAAGAGTACGCAGTACCACTACTTGCACTAGCCGCATTATTTACATAAGAACCTGAAGCAGATAACCACGCGTTGTCAGTAATGAGTCCATTAAACGACTTGAAAGCATTAAAATCCGAATTATAAATGGAACTTGATGAAACAATATATAAACCATTTTTCTTCGTATTAGTGTCCCCAGCAATAGTTAGATTTGCTGAAGTAAATTGAGCACTAGTAGGAGTAAAATATGTTGTTAAGGGAATTATTGCTGATGGAACAAAATAATTAATTGATGATAATGTTCCAAAACCATTTCCTCCTACAATGTGTGTTATTATAAAGCGATAGTAACTATACGCTACTGTGTTTGTTACACTTGTCACAAATTGGGTTTTAACGGGACCAGTTCCACCTGGGGGTGTTATTAGCGTTTTAGTATCGAGAGTCACCCAACTTGAACCATCATTCGAACCCACAATAGACCAAGAATTCACAGCAGATGAATTATCTCCACTTACAGCAAATACATAATTATTCAATATGAAACTATACGGATAATGTATCTGTATCCATTCACCAAGGACTGTAGCCGAATTTGATAGAATTGTCGATGTAGAAGCATTATAAGAACCACTAGCATTGAAATTTCCAGAAGCTGTTGCATAATTGAAAATACCTTGGTCATCATTAAATGCTTTCCAAGCAGAATAACCTGCACCGTACTCACTACTTTCTGTAATAAAATATGTACCATTTTGATATGCCGTGTTACCTGTATTACCAGTGACGATTTTGGAAAACCCTGTAAAAGGGCTACTCAATGGTGTGGCATAGGAATTAACTAAAGTTGTAGTTGATGTGATTTTTTTAAATATCCTAGTTTTCGTAGAATGGAATGAATTGAAACTAGAAAATGCCATTATATAATATAGATAGAATATAATCCCTAAATTATATTTTACTTTCTATTCTTACCAAGAGATAATTGACACACTATGTTTGACGATCCTTATTTCAAAATAGGATAGGCTTCTCCTCTAATAAAAGTATATATATATATAAAAATTCGGTAAATGATATTTTCAATATAACCTATAATAAATGGATAAATGATAAATAAAAGTATAAGCATTATCTTTGTATTACGTGTTACTTTTTTCTTGGTATTCATAATAAATGTAATCAGCAAAACAATTAAAATATAATATATAATCAATAAATAAAATGACATTGTTTTGAATCTAGTTATTCCTTCATTTTCATAGATTATTTTACGGTCATCGGTGGAATAAACTTCTTTGACATTTTTTATTGTGTTTTGCAAAGAATGATTTTGATTCAAAATAACATTGTAAGATTCATTCATCGTTTTATATATAAACTCATTTAAAATCTTTATAACCTATAAATTCAGAAGCTCCAAATCCTTCAGCCACTTTTGGACAAACTTCTTTTTTTACAGGTTTCATATCACATTTATAGGTTTCAGCATTCCATAGCGTCTCATTTGAACAACAATCACTACCAACACAAAGGTTAAGATTATTTAAAACACCATATGGTGAAACCTTATTTGGTGTTACCACACCAGTTGCTGTACTTGGATCTACTGATTGTAAATAATTTTGATTAATTTCATCAAAATGAATATTATCACGTCCTTGAATTTTAATATAAATGTATAAAAAATAAATCAAGATACAAGAAATGACTATAATCGAAACTAAGGTGGTTATAGTACTAGGTAATCCTAAAATAATACATACTGCAATAATTGCTAAACCACATAAACTTCCAATAGCTACCTTTAAATATTCGTAGAATCTCTTGTCATAGTTTTGATTCAATAAAATCAAACGATTTTGACTGGTGGATGCAATTTCTACACTTTTTTTCTTTTCATCTAATCGTTTCGATTCATCATCAACAATTCTTTCCATAGCTTTTTGTTGATTAATAATATTTGATCCATCATTTTTTTTCAAGGCGGATGATAACTTATGGATCTGATCATCTATATCTCCCAATTGAGCTATGTTTGTATTAGAAGTTAAAGGGGGGGAATTGTATAAATATTTTTGAATACTAAGCAATCCCGGAATATCAACGTAAGTCGAGTTTGATGTCATATACATTGTCATTATGTTTTTATTACAATTATAATCAAAAGAATGGCGGTGAATAAATTTCCTACTATATAGACATTATTTCGATTATAAGATGATTCTGTAATATCTTTTATACGTCCATCGATTATTGTTGGATTTATATCCAAATTATTCATCAATAAATTTCCTTTATTATCTATTTTATCATCCAAGGTTGTATTTTTACCTTCATATGATGCAATTTTTTCTCTCAAATCTTTGTAATTTTTATCAATATCAAATGTTTGATCATTATGCGTAAAATTAGCAATATTACCCGATATATCTTTATGAAGAGCATCGGATATACTTTGTACTTCATTGAAAGACATATCTAAATAGTCCATATGTGAATTGTCATTAAAGGGTTTTAGTTTCGGGTCGGAGCTTTTCAAATCTTTCATTTTTTGGGTATATTTTTTTGAAATGTCATTCTCGTAAACTTTATCTAAATCATAAACTTTATCTGAACCATAATAATTTTTATTCATTTATATATTATCTATATATTATCGTTCTATGTAAAAAAAATATAGATAATATATATTACACAAATGGATTATCTTTCAATTGCTAAAAAAGACCAAGTATTGGTCGGATATAATGTTAATGATATAGATTATAGTAATATATCTTGTGGAAGAGTCGATGAACAGTTAGATTGTCATTTAGAATCCAATTTATCATCTTGTTTTACAAAAGAAGTTTGTAAAAATAAGCATTACTATAATGAATTAAAACATTTACAAATAAATCATTCAAGTTCCAATGGTCGATACTATGATACCACTAATCTCTATCAATCAACTTTTCAAAATGTATTTAATTTAGGAATTGGTATAATTGGGGCAAGTACAGCCATTTTTATTTTTTCATGATATATATATAATGAGCGATGATACAATTTTCAACAAAAATAAAGATGTTTTTACATCTCTAACAAAATATAATGACGCTTATAAGAATTATAAAGTATGTCTTGATTCGGGTCAGACGTGTGATAATAGCCTAATGAATAATTATTATAAAAATTTGACAGAAGAAATTAAATCATTAATTGCAATGATTGAAGCACGACCACCCTCTAAAAATCAAGACATAAAAAAAAGAATTGATGAAAATAATAATTTACGAAGAGATTTAGAATCAAAATTACAAGATATTTATCAATACAAAAATCCAGGAATGAGTGAATTTCCGGTTGATTTTAATGGGATTCATGGTAGATTAAATGAATCCAATCTATTGCTACATTCAGGAATTCTATGGACAATATTAGCGACATCTTGTCTCTATTACATTCTAGTTAAATTTTGATTTTTTTTTAAGTTTTTTTATTAGATGAAGTGATTTATCACGTTTGCAATCGGGAGAGAAGACATTAAACACATACACGATAATAATTACATTTTAATGCGGTGACACTATCACGTTCAATTTTGCATACTTGTTTTGGTCTAAGACATAATGATAATGCTTGTGGGTCATATCTTGATATTTCAGGCAATTGAGATAAATCGGTGATTTTTTTTTCTTTCATAAGAAAGTCTGTTTCTTCTTGACTTAATATTGTCATTTTAGGAACTAATTGATGATTTGATATATTAAACTGAAGACGTTTTATATTATGAATTACAATGAAATACCCAAGATGATCATATAAATAATTCATTCTGATGATATTGGCATCATTGGGTTCATCATCCATAATAATTATCAAAGTATCATTTTTTGATAATGTATTTTCTATTTGAAAAAGGTCTTCAATAGTATTTTCAATGTCATTTTTTGTTATTTGTTTTTGTTTTGTATAATATTTAACATATATCTTAGTATTCAATACGATATTTGATACCAACATATCTAATTGATTATTCTTGTACATGGCATCAATCTCATTAATACTAAATAATTCATAATCTTCTACACTATACTCTAATGATTTCAATAATTCAATGATTACTTGCCTTGATTTAAATACACTGATTAATTTTCTAGTATCTGACATTGTTGTGGATTTTAATTTATTATGTTTATGTACTCAATTTAGATTTTAATTTCTAAATCAATTTTTACAAAAATATAATATTTTTATTTATTCCAGAAATAGAATATTTTTTATATATTTATGAAATTCATTATTCAAAAACTTCAATCGTAGTCTAATATTTTTTATTCCAATAGGTGTTTAGATGAGATGATAGAATGTATGACTTTAAGTTATTTGCATAACATTTATCAATAATTTCTATGAAAGATGCTCCAAATAGTAAACCAAGTCCAAATGAAATTTTAGATTTTGTAACATATTTAGAGAATGTTTTATACATATTTGTATATACTACAAATGTGATTTCATTTTTATATTATTAATTGGAAATAATATATTATAATTTTGAAATTATTAGAAAAAATATAATTTCCAATATCTTGGTAACATCTCAAAAAAATTGAAATCATTTTTTACTATTTAGTATTAATATCATTAATAATGAAGAACGAAAGAAAAAGTTTTTATAGTTTACCTGGTGATATATTATCTCATATTTATGAATATGATAATACATTTAGGTGTGTTTTTTCAACGATACAGTCAAAGTCAGATATAAGAAACATGTCTCATAAAATTAAACAAACATCTGAAACCATAAAAAGTTTTATCAAAACAGATTTAATCTCTTTTCCTGGATCTTTAACAAGTGAACTTCCGGTATGGAGTTATATTTCTCGAAACCCATTCTTTATGATACATAATGAAAATAATTCATTTGGTTCTGAATTTAAAATTCTAATATATCCAAAAGAAGAAAATTATACCAGATACAAAATTTTACGTAGTGAAGATTATGAAACTAATATAGATTTCACACATTTTGATGGTTTTGTTTGTAGTGAACAACAACATTCAGATATAATTGATCAAGTTGGTACTATGTATCTTATGACATATGATAATGATTACGATCTCTTCATGTATAAATATAATGGAATATGGATGAAATTAACTCACATGGATATCGAATCAGGATTATATTTACATACAGTGGATCATCATCTACCAGTAGAACTTGATGAATTTATAGCGTCTACATAAATGACACATTACATTATCTATATGTCGTTTTAATTCTATTTTCATAATAACTATATTTATATTGTTTTTAATATTATTTTTTTAGTAATATTTTTTTATTGAATTTAGAATTTTTTTGAGATTTATCGTTGTACTATTATTTATCCTATTAATATGATAAGTCCCTATTAAATAAGATAAAGTGTTTTTAATCCAAATCAAAACTATATTAATAGTTTATTATGTCTTCTTGTTCTATTTCTATTTGTCGTATATTTTCTTGTTCCACCGTTCTTATTTGCAAATTTTTTAAGAACCTCTTTAATATTTACTTTTATTGCATTGTATTCATCATCAAGTTTTTTTAATTCTTCTAAATATGTTTCCCTACGTTTTTTAGAGTGATGGTATTCACTACTCTTAATTTCTTGTTCCCGATTATAATAGTCAATTTTATCTTCCTTTTTCTTGGTAACAAGTGTTTGTTTCAAATCTTTAATTTTTTTTTTATAATCAGTATCAAAGGAATACTTTGATTTCTCTTCGTACCCATTTCCGTTATATTTTTCCAATAACTTATCCACAGATATTTTTCTCTTATACAGTTTTGGATCTACCTTTTTTAACAATTCATCACGTTTTTTTTCATGTTTCATAAATTCATCAAAATGTTCTCTAAGATTGACTAAGTCAGGAGAATTTTCTTTATTTCCACATTGGATTTTTGTTCTATATTTTTCTACTTCAGATAAACAATTTGCTAATTCCTTATATTCAGGGTTTTGTTCAAATCCATACCCTTTTTCTTTTTTGATCGCTAGTAATGCTTTTTTATGAGATGATTTGTTATAAATACCTTTATCACAGACAATTTGGTTACACGACATTTATATATATATATAGAAGCAGATATATAATCAACGCGTGATAAGTAAAAGAAGGTTTTTTTTAATCCAAATCAAAACTATATAAATATTATAAAATAGATTATAATAATAATTAGAAAATATAGTAAAAATAATATTACGAGATATATAAAATAGAATATTAAATGAATAATACAAGCTTGCTATTAATAGCCCATTTACGGCTATTAATTCCATATGGGTTCATTTTCAATAAAATTCATTTTCAATAAAATAAATTATAATAATAATTAAAAAATATTGTAAAAATAGTATTACGAGATAAATGAAATAGAATTTTAAATGAATATAACAAGTTTGCTATTAATAGCCGTAATTATGCTATTAATTCCATATGGGTTCGTTTTCAGTAAAATTCATTTTCAATAAAATAGATTATAATAATAATTAGAAAATATAGTAAAAACAATATTACGAGATATATAAAATAGAACATTAAATGAATATTACAAGTTTGCTATTAATAGCCTATTTACGGCTATTAATTCCATATGGGTTCGTTTTCAATAAAATTCATTTTCAATAAAATTCATTTTCAATAAAATAGATTATAATAATAATTAGAAAATATAGTAAAAATAATATTACGAGATATATAAAATAGAATATTAATATTATATAAAAAGTATAATATTTCATTTTTAATAATATTTTTTTATTGAATTTAGAATTTTTCTGAGATTTCTCTTAGTACTATTATTTCACCTATTAATAGGAAAAATCCCTATTAAATAAGAGAATGATAACAAATATAAATCAAAACTATATAAACGTTTATTGCTTCTATAGTTAATAACTAATGTATGCTAACGTTAAAGAAAAGTTTGGGTGTATTGATTGTGGTTATTTTACGAACGTGAATTATAGTATAAAGCGACATATGTTATCAAAACAACATCTTTTGAAAAAAAAAACAGTTCAGACAGATGTCACAACTAAACATCAATGTAAAATATGCTACAAACAATATAAAAGTCAGTCTGGATTATGGTTACATAATCAAAAATGTAAAACAAATACTTTGTCTGTAGAAAACGTTTGTGATACGGCACAAACAATACCTGAATTATCGAGTAAAATTGACAAATTAGAAAGTATAATATTGGAAATGGCAAAAAATCAACAACCGACAATTATAAACAACAATAACACTAACAACAGTATTAATATAAATATCACTTTAAACGAAAAATGCGGTAATGCGTGTAATATTAAACAATTTCTAGAGAACATCGAATTCAAATATGAACATATTGATAGAATTCTATCAGATTATGTGAACGGAAACGCAGAAATAATTGCAAGAAATTACAACGCCTTACCACAATTGGAGCGTCCATTTTATAGTTTTGCAGGCGAAGATATGGAACAAGAGATTGCTCATATTAAAAACGATGATAAATGGACCGCAGAACCAGAATATAAGTGGGAGAAAAGAATTCGTTTGGGAAAAAATTTAACTGATAGTGAAGAGGATTCTCTTCCGAGTGATTCAATGTATTCTTTTATAAGAATGTTTGATAAAAATAAACTAAAGTATTTCGATGAAAAATTCTTAAAAAATGATATATATAAAAAAGGTAGACGATTAGAAAGAGATTGTTGTGATCCCGATTTACAGTCGTTATTGATAAACAAGTTGATATCAATGGCAACGACCGATGTTTCAATTCTGAACTAATTGAGTATTTTATGAATTTTTAATTTCTTATTATAATAAAATTATGCCGTGTAAAATATGTAAAATGGTTGGACATAATTCCCGAACTTGTCAAACCCAAAAAAATAATGTCTTCTCTCCCGATTTACCACTGGATCAGGATAGTAAGACATCTGACTCTCCTTCTCCCTTCGGGTGCATCGGGGCACCCATTGGGAGAGTAGAGCTTAAGCGATATTATTGTTATATTCTTCAACAAGATAACAAACTCAATTCCTTAAATTATGTGGGTTATACAGTGAATTTCAATCGTAGAATAAGACAACATAATTGTATCATAAAAGGTGGTGCTAGATATACTAAAAATAGAGGACCATGGTCATTTTTAGCTGTCATGACATGTTCTTCATGGAACAATATTAGAGCTATGCAAGTGGAATGGTTAATTAAACATCCTACTCGTGCAAGGAAAAGACAGAAATGCTTTTCTGGATCATTAGGTAAAATCAATAGTTTAGTTGAAATATTTAAAAGAATTCCAAGTGAAGAAAAAATTAATATTTATATTCATTCAGATTTTATATCAAGTGCTTTAAATCTAAAACTCTCTGAAAATGTAGAAATAAAACAAAATTTGATTGATATATAATTTATTTATTATGTGCTATTTTTGGCGGTACTATATATCCACCATTTCTGACACGGGCTAAGGCATCAAACGTGGTATTTTTATCTTGATTATTTTTAAGATTCTGGGGATTTGATAGTTTTATAGTATCTAAAGTATTTTGCTTAATCCGTTCAATTCGTGATGAAGATGATTGATCATGAAACAAATTTGACTTTTTATTCATTTTATATTATATTATATTGTTATAAATTATTTACCAAGATACCACATTTAATGTCTATCCTCCAGATGATGAACCTTTTGTAAACTATTCTGGTTTAGGAGAGCAAGATATATCAGTGGACAATATATTATATTAGCATCATTTTTTAAATTATTTGGTAAGTTTAGATATGGAATACAATTAGTATTTAATATATATAAATGGCTGACATATTTTATTATAGTAATCATTGTAAACATTCTCAAAAGGTTATTCAATATATTTCTAAGAATAACATTATTGATAAATTAAGTTGTGTATGTATTGATAATAGAATCCGAGATATTAATAATAATAATATATTGATTATATTAGAAAATGGTAAACAGGTATCTATGCCACCTTCAATACAATCCGTTCCAGCATTATTAAGAGTATCTAAAAATCACACGGTTATTTTAGGAAGTGAACAAATAATTGAATATATCAATACTGACAAGAAATATGTGAATACACAACAAAGTCAATCTTCTATTTTAAATAATAATGTCGAACCCATTTCTTATGGTTTTTTTAAAGACGTTTCATCTGAACAATTTACAGATTATTCCATGTCCTCAACAGATCTTGGTACAAAAGGTAAAGACAGACCTATACATAATTATGTTGGAGTCGATTCTTTTACAACAATAAATGCACCAAGTGAAGATTATAAACCGGATAAATTGACATCTGATATTACAATTGATAAACTATTACAACAACGAAATTTGGATGTTCAAGATATTAAACAAGCTACTAATTTTATTTAGTTGAATATAATCGTGATAATTCAGATAAATTTTGAATATATTTCATAGTATGTTTTTGATTAATAGAATCCATATTTTTAACAGGTCCTCTTATTTTATCAATTATATTCAAAATATCATTAATATTACTCACATTATTTAGGTCAGACGAATAATTTTTTTCAAAGAAAAAGTTTAAATCACCTTCACTGATAATCTTATTGTATGGTATGTATATATTCGCATACCATACTTTGATAACCATCGATGGATTCATATTTTTTATCAATTCGAATGTTTTGAGTCCATTTTTAATTTCATTATTTGTTGGAAATATCAATAAAATGTCCTTCATAAAATCAGAAAAATGAGAATTAAAAGAACGCATCGTAGTCTGTTTATCCATTTTTATATATTATGATTTATAATTAATCTTTATATTAATTTATAAAAAAAATATTATTAAAAAATTGAACCATATACATAATTTAAAAATAACTTGTATAAAGAACATAATGGAATTTGTAGATAAAAGAATACGCGTTCGTCTTCCGCAAGAAATTTTAGGTATAATCTTTAGTTATGATAATACGTATAAAGAAATTCTAAAAAACGAAATAAGTCTTGAATTATGGAAGAATCATTGGAAATTATGGTCGTGTTATCATGTTTGTAATAACTCAACTTTCAATAAAGACGAAACTTCAGAATTATACAAGTTTACAATTAATGCATTGTTACATTCTAAATGCCATCGTCTAAATAATTTCAGGAAAAAATGTTTGGTATCATATAATATCGAATATACGCAGTGTAATAATTGGACTTTACAATACAATCCCGAATTCAATATTTCAAGTAAAGCAATATTCATACGTTTTGATCGTTATACCCTATATTTTACGATATATGAAAAAGTGGATTTAACATGTAAATCGCATAAGGTTGGACCTATTGTTTATTGCGATGAAACAAGAATAATAGTATTAGAATAGTATTAGATTAGTAAAAATAATAAAATAATAAATTGGTAATATAAATGAAAATAAATAAAATAAAAGTTTCTAAATAAAAGTTTATAGGTATATGGAAATTACTTTCTGAGATAATATATCAATTCTGATATATCAAGATTCTCAAGATATGATTTAATAATATCTTTTGTAATTTTAGTTTTTTTATAACTGTCTTTTAATGATGGAATATATATATTATTATGAATATAATGTGTATGTTTAACAAATTTTTTTTTCACATATTTGCATCTTCTTGTAATGTATCTAGAAACATACATTTTGTATAAATCATTCACATATTTATCATATTGCAATGAATAATATCTAAAACTCGAGGCATAACTTGGATATATTGATAAATAGTGAGTTACTTTAAATTGTCTCACTAATGAGAAATAAATAAATTGTAAAAGTTTATCCTCTGTTAATGCCATTGTCATATATAGAGTATTATTTTCATATCATTTTTTTTTACAAAATGTATTTTGATGCTATCGACGATGCTCTGTATTGAATGTCTAAGACATTGGGTTCTCGTAAACCGTCGTTATAGACGGAATTATAATCTCGCTAATATTTAGATAATACTCAATATAAAAATTAATGTCAAATATACTGTTTTTAAATCTGGGGGATATTATCAAAATAGTAGCACCCGACAATCCAAATATAGATAATAAAACGTTTTATATCGATTATATAGACAATAAAGAAATAAAATTATCCAATTTAGACACTAAACTAAATTTAGAATATGATTACAATGAAAGCTTATTTACGGATAAAGAGATTACAGATATTATAATTATTTCATCAGTTGATGATAGTAACCGCGGTTTTGCATTACAAAATAATTTGATTATTGGAAAATGGATAGATATTGAATTCGATTTCGATTTTATAATTATTACTGGTGAAATTATTGATCTTCAAGAAGATTTAATAGAGATTAGAATATGGGATTCAATAAATAAGACATTTAGTAACAATACGATCATGATTGATTTTAAATACCAAGGGATGCATAAAGAATTACATTTGAAAAAAATTAACTTGCGTGATAGTCCTGAAGGTTTTATAGACGATTTAAGCTTGGATGAAGAATATGTGGTAGATAATTTTGATTTAGAAAATGATATTATTCAGGTTTCTGAAAATGAAGAATTCCATTCAGCATTAAATAAATTGTATATCAATTCAAATGATATTGTTTTTGGTGAAAAACACGATATGATACAATTAATTGAAAAAGATGAAAGATATAAAATATTTAATGTAAATGAACAAAAAAACGATTTTGTAGACATTTTACTCTCTACTATTCCAAATCACGAGAGAAGCAATAAAGTATTAGAAAATATTTCTCGCGTTGTTGATAGATATCTGCAATTACGGGATATGTTTTCTTTAAAAGACATTAATGGTAGTATTAGTTGTAAAAAAACATTTGGTAGTAATAACAAGCCTTTATCCGATTTATCTAGTAAATTTCCTAAATGGATTATACCCGAGGTTTCATGTAAAAAAAAGATTTATAAAAGAGATAATGAAATAATGGAAGACGAAGATATTGTCGTTGTAAAAAACAATGGAATTGAATTATTTGAACAAGAAAATATTCAAAAGAAATATTATAATAAAAAAAGCAAATATGATTATTCCAAATATCTTGAACATGAAGATATTTTTACATCTCAATTTGAAAATAATAATAATAATGATGTTATTGATGGTATATTAAAAAAAGAATACAAAAATTTAAATGACCAAGAATCATTTATTGATGAATCTGTCGCCTTTTATAAGAAAAAATTCATCAAAACTAAAAATATGTCACAAAAATTCTTTAAAGATGAAATTATGGATATAAAAGCAATTATTACCATGCCAAAAGAAGTAGTACAGTTCTCTAGAATTTCACAACCAACAATCAATATAATGACTAGAACATCTTGGAATAATAACTTTTTATCTTCCTTTCAATTATTTCAAAAATATAATAATAGTGTAGGATATTTTATTGATACAAAAACAATTGACATAGATTTTCTAGAAACATCAATAAAGAATGATAATGATGGATATAATTTCAAGTTAACCACGGTTAACAAATTTGAGGAAATTAATTTTGATAGAAATGAGATTCAAAAATTGTGTTTCAAAAATCGACCAAAAACAAAAAATTTGACTGAAACTGAAAATGAGTTAGAAAGAATAGAAATAAAAAAAGAAAAATTTGAGAATAAAAATTTTTTGAAAAAAATTTCCAAATTTATCATTGATGATCAAAATATAGACGAGAAGAAATTCGAAAAGATGATGTATACAATAATTCCAAGTACCTATGATCTTTTGGATATGATAAAACCAAATTCATCAATGAGAAATTATTCGTTTGTAGAATACATTAATAACACATTAGAACCATTCTCGATTTATCCTCAAAATATTCATTATAGTGTATATCCAAAAGTACGTTTTTTTTTAAATAATATGTTGAAAGAATATTTACTTAAATATGAAAAACAACGTAAAGATGTTATTAAAGCACTAACTGGAATCGAGTATAGAAGAACTTCGATATTTAATGATAACATAATTCATCAATTTTTGAAGAATAATGATTTATATCAAATAAATAAAAAAAATTCATCGTCGGAAGAATTATTGTCTATTATCAATATTGATGGGGGGAATACATTAGCACATATTATATGTCTAAAAAATACACATCTAGTTATCAATCCTTCCTTTGTTGATAATGTTTTGACAAATGAGATCACTACAGATAATGATTGTTCTAATCGATTTATAGCTAAAAAATATAAGTCCTTGAACGATTTAGAAAATGATAACAAAGAAGATACGATTTATTTTGATAAAGAGTATGATGATACACCATATCATATTTTAAAAAAATATGAAATAAAAGATTCGGGAAATTATGAAGAGTTCTTAAAGGAAAAATTAATAAAGAACAATTTTTGTTCAAAATTCACTTCTGAAGAATTAGTTGAAACACTCATTCGTGGTAAAAAAAAAATCATTGACCAATATGCTATATTGGAAATAAGTGATGAAGATATTTCATTCTATAAACGTGATAATAATAGATGGAACTTAGATGAAACAGTCAATCTGAAATCGTTCATGAATAATAATGCATTATTTTGTAATATAGATAAAAAATGTATCAAGAATGATAATAGTAAAACATGTGAATCAATTGATAATTATAAAAATATTTATGTCGATGAATTTAAATTGAGATTAGATGATTTAGATAGACGTATGGTAGCTGAACTTAATGTTGAATTAGAAAAAATATCGAAATTTCCCAAAAGAAATATGAAATTACAAAAAATTAAAATGTACCGACAAAACTATTTTTTAACGGATTTTGGTAAACAGAATAATGATGATATTATTGAAGCTAAATCACCTTATATTGCCTTACGAAGTAAAATATTTGCATGTCGTGATGATATGAAAAAATGGTCTTATATGTCATTATTCGTTGAAAAATATACACGTTTTGCAATACAACAATATGATATGGAAGATGAAGTCGAAGATTATCAATGGTTATACTGTAAAGAAACAAATACGAAATTATTACCAATACTATATCTTGATTTAGCAAAAGCCTTTAATGAAAATCTGGATGTCTATAGAATAAAATTATCTGAAATATGTAGTCAATTTGGTGAAAAAGGAATGGATGGTTTTATTGTCGACACATTGTTGGGATTACCTCTTAAACAATTTGATTTTGTCAATAATGATGAATTTAATGAATTAGGAGCAATCGTTTCAACTCATGCTGTTATGGAAATTGAAAATAATGAAACAAATTCAACTATTTTTAATGTTGATACTGAAATAATTGATAAAATTTATACCATAATGTGTACCTCTTTCGGAATTGATAACCGTGTAATAAATTTTTACAATTTTGTCGTTTCAAAATCTATTGTTCTAATAGATAAAATTATTAGTAAGGAAAAACATGATTTACAAATAGAGTTCATTAAAAAAAAAGGTATCAAAGATCGAAAAATCGAAGATTATAATGAATTTAGAAATGAACGTATTATTGCTATAGTTGTGTCACTAATATTTATTTCTATTCAAACATCTATTCCATCTTTGAAAAATGCTTCTTTGTTTTCTGGATATCCCATGATTGATGACAATATAGTCGAAAATAATACAGGAATAAATCATGTTATGGAAATTATCGGTAAATTAAAAAAATCAAATTCTCTTATTTTTAAGGATATTTTAATAAAAAACATGAAGACCAAGATTAAAGAAACTTTGGTGAATTTATTAATCACCGCTGATGTCAAATTATTATATGATAAGAAAGTCCAATATGATTTTTCGAAAAAAAATAAAAATAAAAATAAAGATAATAATGATGGATATAATAGATGGGTCGGTATTTTACCACCTATAGTCGACTTTTCTGTCAAGGATAAAATAAAAAATGTTAGTCAAGATTTTCACAAAGAATTTTTAAGTCTCATTCGTAATTGTGATAAAAGACAACGTGACTGTTTACTCTCCTTCAAATCAAAAATTACATTTTATGGATATGCTATTGTTGAAGCGATTAATGATGTAGTTCATAAAAAAAATGCCATTTTAAAAACCAATTCAAATATAAATTATTTACAAAATGCTTGTTGTAATGATGTAACAAATATCTCCACATTAGAGTATTTTATATTAGAGAATGAATTATTATTGTCCCATATTTCCAATTCAAACAAGTGTGAATTGGTTTTATCTGATTATAAAGATTTGGCTTCGCCTTTCACGTTTTTTAACGATGAAGATACAACTCGTTCTAGTATGTATAAAATTACAAAAGATGAGACAAAAGATGAGACAAAAGATGAGACAAAAGATGAGACAAAAGATGAGACAAAAGATGAGACAAAAGATGAGACAAAAGATGCCAAAAAAGCCAAAAAATCCAAAAAAAAAGTCGTCATTTTGAAGGACAAGTTATTTTTTGATCAAAAATATGATTCTTATAAAGAACTTGAACATTTTCTGAGTATAGAAAAGGAAAGACACACTGTCAAAATAACTCCTACTATTATGGACGAATTATTCAAAAAGATGAAGAATAAATCCGAGGATTTAAAAATATTTATTCTAACTTCAAATCAAACGATGAATGATAAAATATTAGATAATATACAAGAATATACATCATCTTTAAGTGCCGTTGAAAGAAGAAAATTCTCTGATAATTTAAATTCTATATCGAAATGGGAAACATGGAACTTGCATAAAAGTTTAAAAACAGCGTCAATAACAACAATTATAAATTTTATCAAGAATTCGATTTATAAATTGTGTCTTGTTTATCCTTCTATGATTAATAATAAAATTATTTCACCGATAGACGTGACAAGCCGTTGGAAATTATCTCAAAAACATAATAATGATATTACAAATTTTCAGAAAACAAATTTATTTAATTATATAGACAATTTTAATTATTTAAATTCAGATGATACCAAAATATTTGACTTTGATAAACATGAATTAGATACCATAATGGTATTTATGGAAAAGATACAATTTTCAGATAAAATGGATCATGATATATGTGAAGGTTTATTTACGTTCTGTTGGTATTCTGTTTTTAGAATATACATTGATTCATGTATAATGGAAAATAGTTATTCAACCAGTGATCAAATTGTTAAAGAAAAAATGGTTAAAATGTTATTTACCTTTTTAGAAATCGAAAATAAAAACAAGGCGTTAATTGATCAGTCGTATTTACAGATAAGTGATAAGACATTCAAAGAAATACAAAAGGAGAAAAAAACTTTCATAAATTTAAAAGACAAAGATCTTGATAGTACGGAAAAAAGACTTATCATGGAAATGAAGAAATTGTCTATTGGAATTTGGGCTGAAGGTAAAATAGGTTTGGTCAATTATAATAAAAATGCTTATGATAGAGCATATGATGACGAACATGTTTTAGAAGATCAAGATAATGAGAATGAAGTCATTCAAAACATTATAGAAATTCAAGATGGTGAAGAGAAAATAGATGATTATCGTTTGGATGAGGATGATGATTATAAATTAGATGCTGGAAATGATGATGCTATAGATATGGGTGATGGAGATGGTAATGATAATGATGATGATGACAATTATGAATAAAAAAATCATATTTGGGAATAAAATTATAACAATTTATAATTAAATGATATAAATTGTTTTTTGTATATGAAGATAAAAAAATTTTCAATAGTGAAACTTACTAGTTTGATTTATTATTAATTCTTTTACTTTTATTAATTCTTTTACTTTTATCATATTTTCTGAGATTTTTTTTTTTTACATACTTTCCTCCCATTTGAAATAGATTTATATTATTAAATACATAATCCATATCATTTGCATTTTTTTCTATTTTGTTTTTATCGAATTCTGTTAATTCTTTCAATTCAATTCCATAAATGTTTGCATATTCTAGTTGAATAAAATTTATAAAATTAATTCTTCGTTCTTCTGGTGTTTTATTCTTTAACTCGTCAGACCATTCTTCCGTTTCTTGGTTTGCATTTTTTTCGGTCCATTTTTTTATAAGTTCGTTTATGTCTACCGGTGAAAGGAATATTGATAGTTCTTCATATTTTGTACCTTTGTGACATTTCTCATCTTTTCCTATACAATGCGTATTTAAAGCTGTTCCTACAGATAAATAGAAACGTTCAATTATACCTTGTACGCAACTTAAACTTTCCTCATTAAAATTTGCTTTATAATTACCATCAAAATTATAATCTGTTTGAACATCATAAGCTGAAAAACTATCTTGGATAAATGATTGAATATAATTGGTAATGAACTCTTTATCTTGTTTCATTACCCAAGTAATTGTTTTACCCATAATGTTTCTATTTTTTGGTAATTGTGGAATTTCAGGAAATTTTTCTAATTTACCAAGAATCTTTCCTAATCGAAAAATTTCTTTTTCTGCATTTTTTTTCTCAAAATTATTGTTAATATAAAGCTCCATTTTGGTTTTTATAATCTCAATTATGTTTTTTTTCAAAGAAAAATCGGATTTTTCTCCAATCAATTTCATATATCTTTCAGTATTAATATTACTTGCGGCATAATGGATTTCGCAATTATCGACCGGTTGTTGTTCTACAAATTCCAATCTTCGTCTCTCTCTTTCTTCTTCTTCTCCAGTCAATTGCACATCATTAAGCCAAGTACCTGTGTATGTTGTATATTGACCATTGACCCTTACAAACATCTCACCTTTACCATTTTTCTTATCATTTTTCCAAGAACCTTTATAATTTTCACCATTTTTATAATACATTATACCATCACCTTCTCTATTACCATTGACCCAATCACCCTTATAAAAACCATCACTATATGTCATTATACCTTCACCCTCTGCGATAAATTCAATGGCACCATTATCATTTATTATATCAAACTTACCTTCAAACCAATTACCGTCATTAAATAAGTATGTCCCTTCAGCTTCATCAGCTTCATCTACATCGTCTACGTACATATAACCATTAAATATACCTTTTTCAGTAATACATTTGATTTCTTTAGAATAATCTGGCTCATCATCTTTAAAAATACATTCAATTGAAATTCCGTTGATACTGGACAGTTTTCCTTTACCATTTTTTTTACTTTCTTTCCACTCACCCTCGTATATATTTCCATGATTATAATTCATTTTTCCCTTACCAGAGAATTCACCTTTCTTCCACTCACCCTCATACATGTCTCCATTAGAATAATTCATTTGTCCCATTCCTTCCTCATGTATAAAACACCAACCCACTCTTAAATAATATAAATTCCATTCACCCTGATATACGTTTCCATTTTTAAATAATGCTTCTCCTTTTCCTTTATTATCTCTCCACTCTCCCTCGTATGTTTCGCCTTGCCCAAATTGATGGGTCATTTTTCCATACCCATATTTAATTCCACTTTTCCACGCTCCCTCGTATTTAATAAGAGTTCTTTTATAAGTGATTGTTCCTTTTCCTTCAAAAAAATCTTCTTTCCACTCACCATCGTATATATTTCCATTATTATAAGTCATTTTTCCATACCCGTGTCTTAAATTATTCTTAAATGTTCCTGTATAAATACCTACATCGTTGCGATGATTATGTATTTGCCGCGTTTCTACAAGACCCTCTGTGTCATTGAATTTTCTTTTCTTTGTGTCTGAACGTGTTAAAACACCTCCTTTTTTTGACTTTTTTCTACTTGTCATAATATACATGTACGATTATATTATTACATAGAAACAAGATTTTTGTGTTATTATATACTTGATTAAAATTCTATTGTAATATATAATATGAGCTATATTCGTTTTGTAAGATCGCATAAATTAAGTACGTCAATATCTCTTTTTTTGATCATTATGTTTTTAATTCATATTATAAGCCCACCACTTATCTATAATAAATCGGGTGGATTTAGGCAATTTGGTGTTGGTTATCGAGATAAAACAATATTACCCATTTGGATCGTATCAATATTAATCGCTATATTATCGTATTTAGCTGTATTACATTATACCGTTCATACATGATTTTATATGTGTGCATATGTATATACATGTTTTCAACAATAAATTCGTTCAATTCAACTTCTAGTAGGCGTATTAAAGTTAATCAATTTACTGGAAGATATTTTAAATTCATAATTGATGCAATTAAAGGTCCAAATATTACTAATGGTGTAGAACTTTCAGAAATAGGTATATATTATAACAGTATACAAATATCAAATAGCGGAATAACTGTCACCGCTTTAGATAATTACATTGATGTGTCCCAACTACCACCTAAAATATTTGATAATGATGTAAACACAAAATGGTTTAGTAATACAGTAAATAATACCGTATTATTTACGTATCCATCAAATATAACACTGAATCAATACAATTATTCATCTTCTGATGCTAGTGCTTCTTTTAGATTTCCAGTATCATGGCGATTATATGGTTCATTGGATAATGTAACTTTCAAATTGCTAGATCAACAGACAAATTATCCCATTGTTACAACTGGACAAACACCTAATACTATAATAAAACTAACAAATCTGTGAAGATATTATCTAATTTTTTTATTCTTATTACAGTGAATATTAATCGCTATATTATCGTATTTAGCTGTATTACATTATACCGTTAGATGATAAAAATTGTAAAAAAAAATGTTTATTTATTTAATTTACAATTCAAAATTTCTAACTACTTAATCTATATATGTGAATTTATGTTGATTTCTTTTTCAATATTTTCTTCTTAATCACCGCTACCGGTTCTTCAATAACTGGTACAAGCAATTCTTTCTCTTCTGGTTCGATAACCGCTGGTACAACAACTGCTGGTTCAACAACTTCTGGTTCAACAACTTCTGGTACAACAACTTCTGGTTCAACAACTGCTGGTACAACAACTTCTGGTACAACAACTGCTGGTACAACAACGGGAATTGATACTACAGGTGCTGATATTTTAACAACCGCTTCTTCGTCATCACTATCAACAACTGTATTTGCTTCTAACAAGTCCATATCTTCGTGAGACAATACAATATTACATTTTCCAACAGAACTTACATTTTCCTTCGGCTTTACAATACACTGTGTTAATTTCAAAGTCACTCCCATTCCTTTTCCACCAATCCAGACTTGAGAAATTCCCAACACACAAGCTACTGTACTCAATTTTGGTACAAAATCCATAGGTGTGAGATTAGGGTCATCACTTGGAAAGATGAGTCTTGATTTTGTATCATAAATTTCAACATTCCATTTACCATTATAATTCTGTACTTTTGCACGAATAGATGGAGGTTTACTATAATCAATCTTTTTTGTATCTTTATTTTTACTGTATTTTAATATAGGAAAGAACATATGTTTTACTACTTCACGTGACATTGCTTCACCAAACCATAACTCCGAATTCTTGACAGCATCATCCAAGAATTGATTTTCAAATTCTTTAATTTTAGCTAAGAATGCATTTGTAGATGGTGTAGCATATTCTTCCATTGGAAAATTTAATGAAATACTAAACTTGCCATCGGAATCACCTTTCTCATCAGTAAAATCTGCGATACCCCAAGTCATTAATAAAGGTGTTTGAATACTTAATTGTCTATTAGTTTGAGTACTAATAATATTAATTGATTTACCACCTTTGTCATTGATTTTAGGTGCCATGTATTTGACAGATGGTGTCATCCATTGATTGATTGATAATACTGAGTTTGACATTTTGATTTATAGAACTTTGAACTTTGAAGTGATTTACTTTTACTTGTTTTGATTAAATTGTGATGCTATTAATAATTTGTATAATTCTGAATCAATTTTTTATAAAATTTTTGTTTAATTAATTATTAATTAATTAAAAAAAAAAACTTTTCATTAATTACGAAATTACAAAATTATAAAAGCAAACTTATCAATAATCTTATCAATAATCACTCTTTTTGTGGAATCCAAGCTTCGTCCCCCATCCAGGATATAGGAATCCTAATGATGAAAACTCACTTTCATCGTCATCTGTAAATCCAGATATATTCTCCATATCTTCATTATAAACTATCGATCACAAGTAGATATGCATAGGAACAATAAAAAACCATACAAAATGCAGAAAAATAATGGACCAGTCAGATCAGAATCATTATATCTTCCTAGTCCACTTTTTAGATTCAAAATTACAAAGCATTTGATTAAATTTATATCTAATTCTTCTAATAGCGGCTTTTCATCCTCACTATTATCCATTTATATATCGAAGAATATATATTTATGTCATTTTTAACCTCTACAACCCCGATAGCGTCGCAGCCGCTATTACCGGGGCACCCGACGGGTTTGAAGAAGTAACAGGTATAAACCTTAAGGTCTTATAAATATACGTTTTTTTATCTTCCCCCCACACCCATTTTTGACTCTGGCTTTTGTTTTGGTTTCGTTTCTTCACATTCCCCCAATTTATTTCGACGGGTTCCCTTAGGACATCGTTTCTTTTTAGTTTTTTCTTCTTCAATTCTGGCATCTTCAATTCGTTTTTTCAATGCATTGTGCTGACTCAATCTTTCATGATAATCCATATCGGCAAAATACTTTTTTCTTCTTTTTTCAAAGATATCGTCTTCAAGAGGTTCTAGAAAGGGGTCTGGATGTGACATCAAACTTTTCATGGTATTTGCAATACTTGAATCCGTATATTTGTTTAAAATATCTTGATACGATCGTTCATTCATGTTAACTTCATTATCTGATGCTTTTATTTTATAAAAAACGAAATCATCTGTATGAAACCAATCCGGTACATCATCAGACTGTCCCAATCCACTAACTCCCAATGTTCCGTCTTTCTTTTTTATATTTCGATAACGCTTAAATATTGCCCAATTTGGGTCATTATCTTTCAATTTATCAAAAACACCTATTCGTCTTCCTGATTGACCTGGTCCGGGCTTAAAATTCTCACTTTCCCTATATTGAGTATAATATTGTTGTCCATGAATCATGTCCTTGGGTAAAATTTCCTCCATAGACCCACCACGATTTACGCTTTTTCGACTTTTTCGACTTTTTCGACTTTTTCGACTTTTTCGACTTTTTCTAGATAATACCATGTATATTATAAAATAACATTATAATTCAAAATACATAAAATTATAAAATTTTTAGCACTACAAAAATTTATATTATAACATATAACTGGTTTACGTTCATTACATCGAAGACATAATTATCGTCCGGGTAGTATTTTTATGACATGGTTATATTTACTTCGCCAAATCATTTCTTCACAAACATATTTCATCTGTATTCTATGTTGACAATTATACTAACCTATTTGATTTTGAAGATCAATTAAAGATAACATCTTGTAGTAAACGATTCAATATATTTTATAAATTTCATAAAAAGTGTTACAATTTTTTATGTAAAATTCAAATTATTTTATTATATTTTTATTTCTTCTTGGTAAATTAAAATATAGAAAACAGTATTAGTCCTGTAACATAAAAATTTACATAATCTTTTTGATAATAACATTCTTTGTAAAATCAATAATGGAACCAAGAACACCACCATTGTTGTTCTTTTTATCAGGAGTATCTGTATCAATATCACCTCTACCTCCGCTATTCGATTTAACAAACGAATTTATGTCTTCTCCTCCTCCTCCCCCTCCTCCTCCTCCTCCTCCACTTATTTTCTTTTTTCCTGTTTTTTCCTCTTTTATTGTATCACTACCATCTGACGATGAATTGTCATTACCATTAACAACCTTTATAATAGGTGCAAATACAATACTGGGGGCAGTCGAAGGGAGTAAAGTCTCAATATTGCCCTCTCTTTCAATATCACTAACCTGAACGATAATTGGTTCTCCGTTATCTGATTCGGGTTTTAAAACAACGATTTGAGTTTTGTAATCGATATTTAGAATATACCATTTTTGTGATTTATCATTTTTCAAATAAACAATTTCATTTATCATAAAATCACCTTTATCATTTCCACCTTTCATCGTAGGAATAAACGGGGGTGAAACTGAATTCTGGACCGGTTCATAACCCGGAGGTGTATCAGGAAGTACATAAAAAGGAGAATCAGTAGGACTACTAGGAATAAAGGGAGGTGAAATTGAATTATAGACAGGTTCATAATCAGGAGGAGAATCGGGAAGTACATATGGAGGTGTATCAGGAAGTACATATGGAGGAGAATCGGGAAGTATATCAGGAAGTATCACGAACGGATCGTCGTCAATCTCTTCTATGATATTAATGGCTTTATCTCCTTTGATATTCTTTTCAATATTTTGATTCAATGATTTAATATCGAAATGAGACGCCAAATTTTCAATTTGATTTATATTGTCTTCAGTAATAATTCTTAATTGTAAATTCATACAACCTAATTCTTGAATCATCAATTTAAATGTATATGGGACTGAAACAACACTAAAATCACGTCCAAACCGGGATACATTCTCTATTTTGATATTTTCTATGGCAGATAAACCACTGAAGGTAACCGGTCCATCAACAATCGGACTCATGAATAAATTTCGAGACGGATTATATATCGCCGTCATACCCGATTTATTACAAACTGCAATATAATATTTATCACCTCTCTTCATCATGGATTCCGTAACAAAATTGGTTGCTCCATAAGAAACTAAGGAATCTTTTTCCATCTCACCAATCCTCAGCCCCCCATCATTAGCACGACCTCCAACTGCTTGTCTTGTTAATTGAGTTCTTGGACCACCACTTCCACGATAATTTATTTTATCTTTCACCATATGTTTTAACCTCATATAATAAGTCAATCCAACAAATATATCACTCTCAATTTGTTCACCTGTCATTCCATTATACATGATCTCATTACCTTTTGAATGATAACCTTCCTTAGTCAAAAGTTTCCCAAATAAATCTATTTTTGAACCCACTTGATTAAAGGACGTACAATCACCAAATCCACCATATAAACAGCACGCTTTACCAGTAATCGATTCAATTAATTGTCCAATTGTCATACGACTCGGTATTGCATGGGGATTGATAATAATATCAGGTCTTAAACCATCTTTTGTATATGGCATATCTGCTTCTCGAATAACCATACCAATTGTACCTTTCTGACCTACACGTGATGCAAATTTATCACCGAGAGTAGGAATACGTTGATGAACAATTCGTACTTTTGCAATTCTTTGTCCTTCATCACCTTCCGTTATATATACTTTATCAACAACACCTAATTGACCTTTCTTTGGTGTTATTGACATATCAATTCGACTATTTTCATCTACAATATTATTTGATGTCAATCCAATTAGCACTGTATTTTCATCAACCGTTTCTCCTTCTTTGATAATACCATTCATATCTAATTTATCATAATTATGTTCCATTTTTTTACCTTTAATCACCTTTATTTTATTTATATTACTGATTGTTTTATCTGTTTTTATATTAGCATCATTAACGCTTTTTTCTTCATGGGTTTCATAAGTTGTGAAATAAGAGGTTTGAAATAAACCGCGTTTTAAAGAACCTTCATTTATTAACAAGGCATCTTCCACATTATATCCCGTATAACACATTATTGCTACCACTGTATTTTCACCGTATGGATTCTCATTATGATTTATATATTCATTGTATCGTGATTTTAAAATGGGTATCTGACCATAATTTAGTACTAAGGCTGATTTATCCATACGCACTTGATAATTTGTATGGTATAGGGAACATGCCTGTTTACTTTGACCACATGAAAAAAGATTACGAGGTGTATGATTTGTATTTGGAAAATTAATTTGATTTCCCATGACACCAAATATAAAAGATTCATGTATTTCGCAATGTGTATGGGCTTTTTTTAATTCTTTTGAATTAAAGGCAATTAATGAATTTTCTGTTTCTGAACTATCAATAAAATCTATTACCGCTTTATTGGATTGGAATTTCTCAAAAAGCGCGGGATTATTTTCGGAATTATTCTCATTGTATAATTCATTTAATTTATATATCTTACATTCATTTGGCTCAAATTTTACTTTTTTTTCATTAAATCCTGTCGTTAATTCTTTCCAAAGAAAATCATTTTTCTTTTTCAAAAATTCTTTATCCTTTAATACTTCATTACCTTTTGTATAAAAAATAGGTCGACATAATCTACCACTGTCTGTATAAATATAAACGGCATTTTCTTTTATATCAAAGGTAATACTTGTGTAAATAGGTATCAATCCATTACGTCTATATAATAACATTTTTTCCACACATAATAGAGGTTCATCTAAACTACCTATCCATGCACCATTAACAAAAAGTTTTGTCATTACTGATAAACTAATCGGATTACATTCATCAATCATATTCAATACTATATTCTCATGCAACCATTGAATTATATTTTCTTTTGAATAACCACGTGTTATTTGGGTTGAAACCGCCAAATTTTTATGAAATCCAATTTTAGAACCATCCGGTGTATCAATCGGATCTATATATCCCCATTGTGAACCATGTAATTTTCTTGGTTCGACAATTTTCAAACTCGGGTCCATAGGTAATATGAATTTTCTTAAATGACTTAGAGTAGCATTAAATGATAATCGATCTAAATCTTGTACCACACCAATTAATTTTGAATGTGGATGAGCACCCCAATTTCCTTTAAAGGCTTTTTTAACTCCCACTTCTAAATCTCTATTATTTTTGAAGACATCATTATAATTTGTCGAAATAAGACTCAATAAATTCGATTCATATTGATTTTTATTATAAGTTAATATCCTATCAAAACCAAGACGAATATTTCGACTTTGAATTCTAAAATAATCATTGAACAAGGTATATAAAAGTGGTCCAATTAATTCAACTCGTTTATATTTCAAACTATCACGATCTGTCGGATTTTCAATTCCTGTATGCACACATAATATACGGAAAACCATATAACCTAAATAATAGGCTTTATTCAAATAATTTTGTCCACCAATATGAGGTAAAAGATAATCAATCAATATTTCATGGGCACTATGTATTTTACGTCCTTTTGTTAATAATCCAATATAATTCAAACAGGCTTCTTGGGTTAATAAAGAACCACCATCATGAATTGATGGTATAAATAGATCCATCATATATTCATATTTCTCAATATCCAAGAGACACATGGAAATAATACTTTTATCACTTAATACTCCTAATGCACGAAAAACAATAAATAAAGGAATTGGTAGTTTTACATTGGGAATATTTACTACTAAATTCATATTTGAATATAATTTTGTTGGACCCACCATTTTAATAGAAAAAGTTCTCGGTGCTTTTGAAAAATTATCTGCCAATGAAACTATTTGTGCTGAATATAAAAAAGGAATTGGTTTATCTATTTTTTCTATTTCAATTTCATCCGCATCTTCTCCTGCATCATTATCATCGACAATTTCTCCAAATTTACGAATATATAACATATTGTCTGCAAATTTCTCTTGAGAAACAATCGCTTTTTCTTTTCCATCAATAATGAAATACCCTCCAATATCATTTTTACATTCACCTAATGAAAAACGATTCTCTCGAGTCAATCCATTCAAAATACAAAATTCAGATTGTACCATGATGGGAAATTTACCTAAATATACCTTTTCGTGAATATCCGTCAATATCTGTCTTCGTACACCTTTTTCATCGGTCGTTGTTGATAAACGTGCTTCTCTCTCTAAATTGGCGGCAATATTGGGTGTTGTATTTATAATTACTTTATTGGTCTTGGTACCACCTTTTAGTATTGGTGCTTCTTCATCTTCTATAATTTCAATATTACCACCCAACATTTGTTTTCTAAATTCATTACCTTCTAATGACGGTTCTTCATTTTCTTTTAGAATATTTATGATTTCAATTTCAATATCATAATGAATTGTCATAGCATAAGTCATATTACGTAATCGGGCTTCATTTGGAAACATGAAGCGTTCTTTTCCATTTTCAGATATCACTGGTTTTCCGAAATAGACTTTATCACCATTTTTACCACCAAAATAAAGGTTACATTGAGAACCAAATTCATTCTTAACTGTATCTTCTTTCGATACTATTTTTATGGGATTTACTCCTCTGAAAATACTATAAATATCGTTTTTATAGAAATAATTATATGAATCTACATGATGTTTCACAAAAGCTTGAGGTGTATCTCTAAAGTATGAATCTATTATTTCCCAAATAGAAGCGTTATCCATATATAAACTATAATAAGATTCGTTTTATATGTATTTTACTAAATACAAAATATTATTATGATGAAAAGATATGAGGGATAAAAAAACCGTAAATTTCGTAAAAATTGAAACACTTTTTATGAAATTAAATAAATAAATTAACCAAAAAAGTGAATACATAAAAAAAATGGAACAATATTATATCGATAGAAAAAATCATGAAATTCTTATTAAACAAATGATAGAAAATTATAGAGTCAAATTATTAGAATTAAAACAATTTGATATAGAGATGGAGATTAATTGTGAAACAAAGAATGACATAAAGCAACTGAAAAAATGTGATGAAACAGAAACAGAGGATACTGAAATTGTTTATGAAACAAAGAATGACAATGAAAACTAATAATTATATAGAATTTATCAATGCATGTAGTAAAGTTTAATATTTTGTCTATTTTAATTAATCATATTATTTTTTTTATGCATTTTCTTTTGTTTTTCCCGATAATTTTTTTTCTTGGTAGAAAAAAAGATTTAGTTTCTATAAAAATTGATTGAAAATTTCACGATAGTCATATTTATATACATAAAATGCCTGATACAGATATTGAATCTGATACATATATTGAAGATACCAATGGTGACCAAAATAGTTACAAAAAACGTATTTTCAAGTTTTTTGGAATAAGAGATTTATGTTGTTTAACATTTACACTTATAATGATTGCATTTGTATCCGGTATTCTAGTTTTCATAACATTACTTATAATAGGTGTACTATCATAGACGTCTATATGCAAGAAATATTGACTATGGGGAAAATGCTAATGTCAGCGACAAGATTCATTTTATATGTTTTCTACTAAATTAGTATAAATAATAATTGATATGATATTTATAAAATAAGGAATGAGATTTTTGAGAAAAATTTTTACCAAGAAAATATTTATCAAAAAAACATTTCCTAATATTTTCAGTATTATAAAAATTAATCAAGAAAAAAATTCAAAGGTAGTAAATAAAAATTAATTATCAAAGGTATGGGGGGGGTGTTCTCACTCTACAAACAATACAATTATATATGATGAATGTATATAAATGCTACATTACATAATAATTGGATTAATATCAGGATTATTAGCTGGGATGATAGGTGCTGGAGGACAAGTTATCATGTTACCCTTATTAATGTCAACTGGTCTAACATATAATCAAAGTCTTGCCATTGGTTTAGCAGTAAATGCAGTTCCTCAAACCGGTCCTGGATTATATTTATATTACAAAAATGGTGATTTTAAATTAAGAGAATCAATATATGTTATTATTGGTTCCACTATAGGCGTATTATTTGGTGCTTATATTGTCACAAAATATAAATTATCACAAAAAATTATGAGTCGAATTTTGTCAATTAGTATGATTATATTGGCAGGAATTATATGGTATAAATTTGGTAAATAAACTAATTTATTATAATATGTACCTTTATATTATAATAAACTCCATGTCAAAAGAGAACACCGCCCCAAATCTTACAAAAGAGAACACCGCCCCAAATCTTACAAAAGGAAATTCCGTATCTAAATTAGATATACTTAAAACTATTACAGAAGAACCCACTGAATTGAAAGTGTGTTGTCAAGATTGTAGAAAATTTTCATGTGGAATTGTATGTTGTTTTACGAGTGTCTGGTCTTGCTGTCTGAATTCTGTCGAAGCATGTTTGCATGGATGCTCATTAACATGTCTTTGCATGAGTTCAGGGGCTTTGTTATGTGCCGCAACTCTGGAAACAATCGATTGCGACAAAAACCCAGGGGCTTGCTGTTGTTAAGCTCTACTCTCCCAATGGGACCGCACATGGTCCCGAAAGGAGAAGACATTAAATGAAGCTATCAAACCGTCGGGAGGTCGGACAAGCGTAGCGAAGTATCACAAGTCAATATAATGTATCATTATCTTGACTTTTTTATTTCTTGGTAAAAATTTAAATTTAAAAATAAGATTTAAATTTAAAAATAAGATTTAAATTTAAAAATAAGATTTAGAATTAAAAATAAGAATTAGAATTAGAATTAGAATTAGAATTAGAATTAGAATTAGAATTAGAATTAGAATTAGAATTAGAATTAGAATTAGAATTAGAATTAGAATTAGAATTAGAATTAGAATTAGAATTAGAATTAGAATTA